GTATGATATAGATTTATGATAGAATTATATCCTAGTGAATAAGTAGGGATTATTGTGCAGTTAGATTATAATGATTATTAGATTGTATTCACTTGTTTGAGATATCCCCTATTCCTTATATAATAATATAGAGAATGGTAGGGTGCACAAGAAAATATATAAGTTGTTGCTATGATTGATATAAGTATTATTTATGTAAAGTAAACTATACATACAGGAAGTTTATTCATAGTTAGGTAGTGGGATATGAAAAGTATTTTCTAGTGTTGAGATAGAATAAGTGTGAATAAAATTAACAGTAAGTAGTTTTGGTGTGAATAAAATTAACAAAAAATTTTTTCTTTTATTTTTCAATGTCGACTCGTATCGAACATTTAGTTGACATTCTAACTGTATCCCTATTCCCTATATAATAATAATTACTATTTAACATATATTATATCCTATTTATTCTCATTCAATCTTTCCCATATATTCCTTTAAAACGTAGCAGAATAGTATAGTATTGTGCTATGTTTATAGTCTACAAGCCTTTATTTTAAAGGATTCTCCAATATATCATGTGACGGGGGCATTTTACATTTTAAAACCCTTTTCATATCAGCCATAGCACCCTATCTGTTCCATTCACACGTCACTTCAATTTTACCCCTAATTTCACCTAATTTTTGTTCGACACACACTTCGACAAACTCCATTCTACTCAACAAATTCCACTCTATAATCCACCTCGATTTTGCCATATTTCACCATATATCCATTATTTCATCCACTATTCCCTTTCTACTCAACAAATTATCGAAGTAACCTCTTTTCATCAACATTTCACTATTTATCCATCATACACCAATCCATTCTATCCCTATTCTAACATCCTCTCATTCCATTAAACTACACAATATCTTCATATAACTTGCCGAAAATCCTATCCCAATAATCCTCTCCATCGAAGTCACATAAAAATTAAAAATAAATTCTCCAATTACAAAAATAATCTCATCTAAATTCCAATCCAATAATCTCATGAAACTAAAAATAAAATTTCCAATATTCCAAATATCTCATTTTCACCATATTATAATTCTCTTATCAAAATACACCATTATATCACTCTATTTCGTTATAGAACTATTCACCATACAATTGCTCACTTTTACTATACTAGTTTGTTTTAGATACCAAAAACGAATATTTAAGCAAGCAAACTGGTATAAAGAACTTATCACTTGAACTTTATTATTTCATAGTAAAATAATTATAAAAGACTAATCAAAAAGTTGTTGACACAATTATTCTTGTATGCTATCATATGGACAAGAAACAAAAGACTAATCAAAAAGTATTGGGATAGGAGAATGATATGAATAATTTGAAATTGGTAACAACAGAAAAGAATAAAAGAGAAAGATTATTTTTGTTTGACATTTTATATCGCAAATTTATAGAAAATATATATCAACCAAAAATGAAAATTTCAAGATTTAGATTCTAGCAAGCGTTAGCGAGACAAAGAAGTATTCTCTTACTCTGTGAGTACTCTCTTATTAAGGATGCACCCCAGCATGACACTTTTGTTCCCCTATGTTGACCCTTTTTTGCCAATGTTAGGGGTATTAAATAGTCCCCTATGTTGATAACTTTATGAAATTGTGGATAACTTTTACTGTGAAAGGTGGTGATTATAATATTCGCAAAAGTTTCAAAAGAAATAATTTACAATAAAGAATTTGATAATAAAAGAATCTCATTATTTATGTTTTTAGTATTTAAAATTTCATTAGACGATACAGTTTCATTCAGCATCAACTCAATCATTGATTGGCATAAATTGAAAATCAATAAACGAAAAGGTAAAACAAATGAAATATTTTACAATCTTATATTAGGATACAAAGATTTAGAATACTTGAAAAGTTTTGATGAAAATGATTTACACGGAAATAACTTAGTAACCTGTGATGTCAATATGGATAAACTTTTTCCAATTGGCAACTACGGAGTAATATCGGACAAGGAGTTCAATTTAATAACACTATATCAATGTAGTAATCCTAGAATAACAACATCAGTTATCTTACTGGTGCTATCTTACATAAGGTCAAATATTTTACGCAGAACATCTAATAATGGTAATTTTAGTGAGAAAGATATTAAAGCAAAACCAGAATTTTGTTACAGGATGATCTCATACATAGAAGATGATATTGGATTACACAGAAACACAATTTCAAAATGTATAGATATATTGGTTGAATTAGATATTTTGGTCACTCTATCAATGCCAAGATACAAAGATGAAAATGGGAATTGGCATACTGAGGCTACCCTATTCGCAGATAAATACAGATACGATTCACAAAGTAGATTAGTACAAGATTATGACTATGAAGAAGAATTGAAATATGGAAAGCAATATCTTATTGAAAAGAAATATGTAAGTAAAAAATTCTATCAAAACACAGAGGAGAAATAAATTATGACACTTGAAACGCGAGAAAATTTACAGAAATTATTAAACAGCAACAATGAATCGGCATATTTAAAAAATCGTACAGAAGAAGAATGGCAAGAGGTATTTTATCTAATAAAAGAAAACACAGAACCTACACGAGATCGTAGATTATATGGAATGAAAAGTAATAGTTCAATCATGAGGTCAAACTATCGACTGTCAAGTGGAACAAAAGAAGAAACTCAAAATACATATTATATTCGATTCATTAACGATATATTAAATCAACTTAGACTAGGACATCACGATTTTTGTTTTCATTTATTTCATGTAAAGGAATTACTTAGATTTTATCCTTTTAATTTAAAGACAAAACTGAGAGATGGATGTATTGAAGTATGGTTGGGAAGATAACATTTAAAATTTTACTTGCTTAAATCGCACTATATCACCATAGAATCGACTTTATATATTCATGGATAACTAATATCAGAAATACTATACGACACGAATTAGAGTGTAAGAACGGATATTTAAGTAAGCAATGATGGTAAGAGGAATGTATGGATATGCTACTTGTTAAAAATTAAAAACAACAATACGCATTTGCGTTTGATATAAATTAAAAACGATAATTAAAATTATATTAGGAGGAAACAAGATGAGATTATTTAAAAATAAAGAAACTAAAACAACTATGGAAACTAAAATTGAAAAACAGATGGGCAGTTCAAACATTAAAACCAAAGGATTTAAAGAATTGGAATTAGGAAATTATGATATACCACAAGCAGACATTGATTTGATTTTAGAGTATCAGAAGAAGTTACCAGTATTACAAGAAGATAATGAAAACTGGGTGGATGGAAGATTATTACATGAACAATTAGGAGTTGGGAGAGATTATAATACTTGGATTAAACAGCAGATTGAAGATATGGGATTAGAAGAAGGATTCGATTATAATTTAACGTTCACCTTCAAAGGGGTTCGTAAAAATGTCAAAGAACATGTTTACAATATTAAAGTTTCTACTGCTAAAGAAGTTGCTATGGTTGCAGGCGCAAAAGGTGGTCGTACTTCTAAAGAATTAAAAGAAAATAGTAAACTTGCCCGTAAATATTTCATCGCAATTGAGTCTGCTTATAATCTTCGCAAAGACTGGAATTATGATAGAGCTGGTTCTCTTGTTGGATTCAAAGGATTACAACAGGCTTTTATGAAATATAGACCACAATTATTAGAAAAGCTACCTAGTTGGTCAAGAAATAATGTTCAAATTGCAGAATTTTGGGCAATCAATGATGTAATTATTGGCATGAAAAGTAGTGAATTTAGAAATGTGATGGGATTGAAAAAGAAAGAATCAATTAGAAACGCATTTACAGAACAGCAATTAGAATATGTAACTGAATTAGAAATGTTTGATGCTGATTTGATTGCAATACATAATATTTTTGATTTTACTGAAAGACATGAAAAATTATATGAAAAATATTCACTGTTGTCAAAAGGAAAATTTGCTTAATTACATGGAAATTATAAATATAGGAGGAAACAAGATGCGAAAGTTAAACCGATGTGAATTAAAACTAATTTACGATATTATTGTTTGTAAATATGAAGGCAATAAAGAAAAAGAATATAAGTGTAATAATTGTAAATTTAGAATTGAGTGTTTATCAAATGCTGAGTCACAAGATGCACTTAATGGATGTAGCGATGGTTTTTATGATAGTTTACCAGATGGATTTTGGGATGAAATTGATTAATAAAATATAAAGGAGGAAAAAATGAGTAAAAATTATTTACACAAAGATGCTAAGAAAAGCAACAGGAAGCCAATGATGGTTTATGCAATAACTAATTGTCATATGTGTGATTACGAGGGAATGTCTTTTGAGGGACATGAAATTATTTCAGCTTTCTTTTCAAAAAAAGTTGCAGAAAATGAACTTGTTAAGTATTTAAAATGTGAATTAGAAGAAGATGTTTCTATCGAAAATTTGCATGAATATTTAGACAAAAGATATTATGAATTTGGTGCTAGTTACAGCGTTGTTGAAATTGAAGTCAATGATAAAACGTCAATTAAATAAAGGAGAAAAATAATGGAATCAGAAGGAAAAGTAGCAGTATTAGAATTAACAAACCACCCAAAAAATGATTATCTCTTTGACGATATAGCAGGTGATGGATGGGATGATTTATTACAGTCTATTAGAACATCAGGTATTACAAATGCAATTACTATTACCCAAGATAAAGTAATTATTAGTGGACATCAGCGTGTAAGGGCTTGTAAGGTTTTAGGAATTGAAGAAGTTTCCTATAAAATGATTGAGTATACAGATGACGAAAAACAGATTAAAGATTTGATTGAATCAAACTTAAAGCAACGTGTAGTTGGAAATCCCAATCCAATTAAACTGGGTAGATGTTTTGATTTTCTAAGGGATTATTATGGAATACAACATGGTGCAAAAGAATTTCAAGGGAATCGACATACTGGGAGTCTAGTGACTCCGAATAAATCGGACTCACTAGAAACTCAATCTCAACTTGCCAATACTTACAATGTATCAGTTGATACAATGGAAAATTATATTAAATTATCCAAAGCTATTCCAGAAGTAGCTACTTTAATTGAAACAGGAACTATTACTAAAACAACGGCTTTAGCCATGATGAAAAATCTTTCCGACACTGAACAAGAAGAATTAGTCACATCTCTTGATATTACCAAAAAATATACGCAGAAACAAATTCAAGAATATATAGATAAACTTGCGGAAAAGGATTCCACAATTGACACCCTCCAATCTCGTAAACCAGAACAAATTGAAACAGTTATTGATAATACAGATTATACATCACTGAAAAAGAAAGAAGAAGAATTAAAACTCCTAAACAATAAATATCTTATTTCACAGGAAAAAGAAAGACTTTTAACAGAACGTGTGAACCTATTTGAATCAGATTCGGAAAAATATAAAAAGTTAAAATGTGAACTTGAAGACATGACAAAAAGTAAAGATAGTATTGGAAGACAGATTGATGCCATTACGTCTATCTCTGGATTTGCTTCAAAAATAAATACATTTTTAAAAACAGAACTCTCCCCTATTAAGTATTCTAAAGCATTGCTAGAAATGAAATCAGAGAAAACTGTAACAAATAATCTATCTGATATTGTTTATGAAGTTCAAAAATGGTGTGATGAAATGAGAACATATTTACCTGAAACTGACAAAATGAATGTAATTGACATGGAGGAAAACTAATATGAATGAACAAAAATTTGAAACTTTCGCAAAAAATACAATTGTAGCACTTTCTAATATGAATGAAGCAATTAATAATGTTCAACATGAAGCTGTGGCTGTGGCTGGTGATAAATTATCTAATTTGTCAGATGATTTTGAGAAGTATAAAAATTTAGTTGAGATTAAATTGAAAAATCAAGATGCTTTAAATGTGGAACTTGTAGAATCTTCAAAGAAAGTTGCAAAAATGGAAAGTAAACTTGATACTTTAGAATTTGATGATGAAGGAAGATTGCAAGAATTAAAGAAAACTTATCAAAAAAGAATTTTCTTCTTATGTGGAAATGATAAAAGCAATCCAGAATACATATTGTTTAGCGGTTCTTTATTAGCACAAATAAATATTTATTTACGAGAAAATCTTCATGTAAATTTAGTTAAAAATATTAGAACAAGTGATTTTCAAGGTGCAATGGTTCTTGCAAGAAATTATAAACCAGACAAATTTAAAATGAATAGAAGATTCAAAGATTTATTTAAAAAATATGAAAAAGAAACTTTAACAAAAGAGCAGAAAAAAGCAATGGATGAGTTATTAACTAGAATGGGCGGTACATTTAACATGGATAAATTATTCGGAGGTAGATGTGTATAATGGATTTCAATAAGGAACAATTAGAGGCTATCAATCATAAAGACGGGGCAAGTATTGTTATTGCTGGAGCAGGAAGTGGTAAAACAACAGTTATTCTAAATAGGATTAAAAATTTAATACATAATGAAAATGTTAATCAAAAAGACATATTAGTAATTTCATTTACTGCAAAATCAGCAAGTGAATTAGGTTCAAAACTGTCCGATAACTTCCTAAATGATGTAAAAGTTGGCACATTTCATGCAATTTGTAGAGAAATATTGAAGAATGAAGGACATACAAATATTAACTGTCAACCAGACCAATATAAAGTAAAAACAAATTGTTTTGAAGATGTAATTGGTAGAAAAGCAAATATAAATTTGAAAGATATTATGTCATTTATCGGATTTCAGAAAAACTCAATGGTCAAATATAATGGTGATTTCGTTCCAAAAGAATCCAAGTATACAGAATATGAATTGCGAAAATGCTATGAAAACTATGAAAAATACAAAACTAATAATAGAATGTATGATTTCGATGACCAATTATTACTATGTTTGGATGTGGTAAGAAATAATCCGAAAAAATATTGCTGGAAATATGTTTTGGTCGATGAGTGTCAGGATAATAATGTTATTCAAAATGAACTTATTAGAGAATGGACTGAGGATAGCAATATCATGGTAGTTGGTGACTTTAGACAGTCTATATATGCGTTTAGAGGGGCTAAACCAGAGTTGTTTATGAATTTCTACCAATACTACCCTTCCACAAAAGTCATCAATTTAACTACGAATTATCGCTCATTAAACAACATTGTAGATTATTCCAATAAATTTATAAAAGGTTATTTTAGTGATTATGAGTATTATAAAGATTCAATTTCAAATGAAAAAGTTAATGGAATTATTTCATCTGATATTTTTATTGACAGAAAAGAAGAATCTCTAAAGATTGCTACGATGGTAGAGGAATTATTAAAACAAAACGTTAAACCAAGTGAGATTGCTATATTGTACAGGAATAACTCCCATTCAGATAATATTGAATATGAATTAGGAAGACGAAATGTTCCTTACGACATAACAAATAACGGATCATTCTTTGAAAGAAAAGAAGTAAAAGGAATTATTTCTATTCTGAGATTGATTTTAAACTTATCGGATGATGAGGCTTTTGAGAATGTGTTTACAAAATTAAGATGCCACCCTGTCAACTTTTTTAGAAACGTATTGATTTCTGATTTGAAACTGGTTACTGGTAGAAATAACCAATGTTTGTTTGAAGCATTTTCAGATTACAGATTTGATGAATCATATCAGAATAATAATAAAAAGACATTTGTTGATTACATATATAGACTAAAACTTCAAAATGAAAAAGGAATCTCTATTGATAAATTGATTGATAATATTAGAAAAATGTTCAAAATTGATGAATACATAGAATCAGAATACCCAACAGAAGAATCAAGAAAAGATAGATTTGAAAGTATTGAAAATATTAAAAAGTTTATCAAGGGAAACAACTTACAATCTTTTATTGATTATACGATGCAGACAAATAAGAGAAAACATAATAAAAATGCTGTACAGATGATGACTATTCATGGAAGTAAAGGATTAGAATTTGACAATGTGTTTGTAGTTGGAATGGAAGATGGGAAATTCCCTAGTTATAAAGCGGATATTAGTGAAGAAGCAAGATTGATGTATGTTGCTTGTACAAGACCAAGAAAATTTTTACATTTGTCATCAATCCAAGGAAACGAATTTATGGAAAAATACTTGAATGCTAAAAATGAGTAAACTTGACGATTGATTTAAACATAATATACTGCCCTCTCTATATATATGGGGGGTAGTATAACATTAGAGGGAGACAAGGTACTTGATATTAGGAGGAATAAAACTTGGCAAAGCAAAAATCATATCAGAAATTTATTTACAAACTTCAAAGTAAAAGATTAAAAAAAGCAAAATGGAAACTTAATCTTCCGTTATCTGAAGCTATGAAGAATAAAAATGATATTGTTTCATTAAACGATAGTCAGATACTTCGTTGGATTGATGAGTTAAATGGGAATACTGATTCTAATACTGTCGTTAAAAATATACAAAAACAAATTAAGATAGAAAAAAAGAAACCAAAAAGTCAAGAATCTCGGAATAATATTAAAAAATTGTATCAAGAGTTATATAATCTACAATATCAGAAAGATTATAATTGTTTGATTATGAATTCCAATAAAGAATATGACAAAGCAAATGAAGGATATTCTATAAATGAAGTAATGTATCGTAGATTCATTGGTACTAATGGGGGTATAAAAAAATCTACGGTAGTATACGTCAATAACGAGAAATATGATGTTTTAAAAGAGAGAATGAATAATGGGCGTAATATGTTAAAAGAGATTGTTCCTGCAAAATTAGAAGCATATCAAGCACTTATATGTAGTGGCTCTACTCCAGTAACACCGCCAAAAGGAATAATTGTTGTAAATGATTGCATTGTAAATTTTACAGATAATGTAATAAAACTAGATGATTCAAAAATTGGTGAACCACAAATGGATATTATAGAAAACTATCCAATTGAATACATGGATTCAGATGGCTATGGTCTTATGACTCCAGAATATTCAAAAACATTAAACAAAGATTTATACGGAGAAGAATATGCAGATAAAACATTATCTGGCGTAAATACAAGATATGCATGGACAAAAGGTATGTTGTTTACATTTGATTACATAAAATTTGCAGAAGAAAAAGTAAACAAAAATTATATGATATTGGACGCATGGGGAGATTATCGTGATGTTAGAGAGTCACAAGTTATATTAACAACGTCTATGCTGAAATTATGGGACTCATATAAGAACTGGGAAGATTATTATAATAATTGTGAAAAGAACCATTATCAATTTTCTGTGTCCAAAGCAACACCACATGAATTAGAGAATGTACGGAATGCAAATTATCAGTTTTTACAAAGTTATAAATTTACAGATGAAGAACTATATGCTCTTTGCAAGCCAACAATAGATGAAATAAATGATACGTTAGGTATGGATTATAGAAAAAGTATTGTTTTCTTAAAAGGAATGTATCTTGATGAAGATAATATTGACTTTATGGATAATGATTTCATAAAAGCATTGATGATTAACAAAAATATGATAGATGATCCGTTTGTATTAAGTAAGATTCATGGGATGATAAAGAAAAGAATCAATATTGCTGCAAAGGGTTCTATTAAATTAAATGGGAATTTTGCAATTGTTTGTGGTGATCCATATTCTCTAGCTCAATCAATATTTGGATTAGAAATAACGGGACTATTAAAAGAAGGACAGATTTATCATAAGTACTGGTCAGATAAAGGAGTAAAAGAAGTTTCCTGTTTTCGTGCGCCTATGACTTGTCACAATAATATAAGAAAGAGAAATGTCACAACAAATGATGAAATGGATAATTGGTATCAACATATAGAAACTGGTCTTATATTGAACTCTTGGGACACTACCTGTGATGCTCTCAATGGTATGGATAAAGATTCGGACACAGTATTTAGTACGGACAATGAAATAATCGTAAAAAACACACTTAACTCCCCTACTATTCAATGTATCCAAAGAAAAGCACCTAAGATAATTCCAACGGAAGAAGATTTGGTACAGGCAAATAAGTTGGCATTTGGAGATGAAATTGGTCAAACGACAAATAATGTTACTGGCGAAATTGAAGTACAAGCAGGATTTAAACCAGAAAGTGAAGAGTATCAAGTTTTAGAATATCGTATTATGTGTGGTCAATTGTATCAACAAAATGCAATTGATAAATCAAAAGGAATTATTGCAAAATCAATGCCTAGAGAATGGTATGATAAGTCAGCTAATAAAATTTTACAAGACGATGACTCAGAAACTAGAAAACGAAAAGAATTTAATCTCCGTATTGTAGCAGACAAAAAGCCCTATTTCATGAAATATGTTTATCCAAAAACGATGTCAGAATATAATGATTATATTAAAAACACCAATAAGAAATGTGTAAGAGAATTCCAAATGACAATGAAAGAGTTATTAGAAAAGCCGAATAAAACGATTACAGAAAAAGACTTTGTTGATTATTATTATAAATTAATGCCAGTAGGTATAAATCCATGTGTGATAAATAGGATTTGTTGGCTGTTTGAAGATTTATTTCAAGATTTTTTAAGAAAAAGAAATAACAATATTGAATTTGATTATAGTGTTTTAAAATCAAATGTGGAATATAGCAGAAATGATTTTAAGAACATTAAAAATATTTATGAATCATACATAGATGAATTACAGTTTTACCACCAGAAAATTAAAACGATTAAGATTGAAAAAGATGAAGTTGAGTTAGAGCGTCAACATATGGTAGATAAGTTTAAATCAAACTGTGAAAAGATATGTTCTAATGAAAATGAACTTTGTGATATTGTATTAGATATTTGTTATAAAACTAATAAATCAAAACAATTTGCATGGGACATATGCGGTGAAGTGATTATAAATAATTTACTATCAAAAAATAACAACACAATACATTATCCGAGAATGGTAAAAAGTAATGGAGAATTTGAATTTGGCGGATGTGAGTTTGTGATGGACAGTAAGGAATATAGGAAGGATGAGAAATTATTATAATTTTAAACGAAAAAGACTATGCTGAAAATACTATTGAGAATGGTACTATTGATAAAAAGCCATCACTTACATTAGGTATTTTGGCAAGATATTATTACCATCATTTGGGATATAGAAAAAGTAAGATTATTTCAGAATTAGATAGTTTTATGACAAAAAGTTATCCAAGGTACAATCCAGTAGATTGGGTTACAATTATTGAGAAATATGCTCATAAAGCAGGAAAATATAAATTACTTGAATTAGATGGAATATGGATTACTACTAATGAGTTAAAAACTATAACTGATTTGAACAATAAAGTATTAGAAAGACTTGCATTTACACTACTTTGTTTGGCAAAGTTTAAAAATAAAAGAAATGAAAAGAATAATGGTTGGGTAAATAACGAAGATAGTGAAATTTTTAAATTGGCTAGGATTACAACTTCTGCTTTTGATAAAGACATTAGGTTTAATCAATTAAGAAAATTGGGATTATTGGAATATGCTAGAAAGATCAGTAATCTAAATATTCAAGTGTTATATGTTGATGATGAAAGTAAAAATGAATTATTTATTAGCGACTTTAGAGAATTAGGATACGAATACCTGCTATATAAAGGTGGTAGTTTTATTAGATGTGCCGATTGTGGTGTATTGACGAGGAAAACTTCTATGAATAAAAAATACTGTAAATCTTGTAGTTCAGAAAATGAAAAAGATAATGCTAGACTTAGAAAACAAAATCAAAGAAAAAAAGAAAAACAAAATGTCACGAAGTTGAAAATTTAAAATAACACTTCAAACCCTTGCTATGACTACGTTTGCGGACTTGCTAAAACAAACTGTAAAATTAGTATAAGGTAGAGTAATAAACAAAATTATAATTTAGAAGTAGAAAATGGTTCTCTACAAACTTATGAGGTCGGAACAGGCAGCCGACACACCATAGTGGTCTTTAAAGAGATGCAGATTGTCACCTGTCATAAGTACCTTAAATGATGGAAAATACCGCCCATCCTAAATTATTATCATATATGGTATTTGTAGTGTTACCTGTATATGATGCTTTAAATTTTCCTCGCTACTGGGGACACAAGCTGTCGAAGTAGCCAACACTGATTTTTTATTATACAGGATTGGGAGATGAACTAATATTTTAGTAGTGTTTAATCGCACTGAGAAGATTATTTCTCGGATTTGAAGACGAGCCTGTATAGTAAAACTATCCATATGAAGGCACGGGTAATGCCCTACTCCAAATATTCAATATATGGGATTAGAGATAGTATATCTATTTCTAATTTATGCTAAGAGTCACATAATAGTGGCTCTTTTTTATTTGCACTTGTGGTCTAATGGCTATGATGACTGGCTTCCATCCAGTAGATAAGGGTTCAATTCCCTTTAGGTGCTTACTCCACTCATCGGAGAATATTATAATAGAAAGAAGTGTATATTTATTAAACCAATTAGTAAATTAGAAAAACAGTACGGAGATTCAAAAGGTTATATCGGAGAAGAATTTAACAGAACTTGCACAAAGAAATACTATGTACATGATACAATCGCTGCAAAAATCTGGTCTGATTTAGGCTACAACTTAGATCAAGTAGAAATTATTCGAAAAAATGACATTGAACGTGAAAAATTAGCAAGAGAGTTATAACGCATATGGATGATGTGAGGAATTTTGAAATCGAGGAAACAGAAACTGGTTATAGAGTTAAACGAATTGATAATAAATTGAATCAACACACACATTTGAAAAATAAACAGGCTTCAGAGGATTTAATTAAATATGTATGCCAAGAAAAGATACCGAAAAATACAGGATTTTACTATTTAACTAGCCTCATTAGATTATCTGTATCAGAACATTATATTAAAAAAATAGAACAACTAATAGAAACTCGTAAACAAAAAGGACGGAAATCTGGATATCACAATAATTGCAAGAAATGTTAATTTTTTATTTTATACAGAAAAATGTATAATATTCTACTCATAACATTGTATCACACTTTTGTAAATAATAATATGTGAAAAGTAACCAGAATTTTAGTAAATAATTGGAGGAAATTATAAATGGCAGGAAAACCACTAACTTATAAAAGAACAAAAACTGATAAAGTAACTATTAAAGGTGTTCTATCTGAAGATGCTACTGTTGTAACTATTTTGGTAGAAGATGAAAACAAACAGAAAATTGAAAAAGATGTAAAAATAAAAGATTATCTCGACAACTTTATCGGAGAATCAGTAGAAATTATTATTTCCAACAAAACAGAAGAAGACTTATGTGACTCCCCTACTTCCGAAGATGAAGAATAAAATTGAGAGGAATGAATGATATTTTAGATTTGACTAAACGTACAGATGAAAATGAGCGTCAATATTTATGGAGAATTGGTGGATATATCAAAACTGGACATATTAAAAATTGGAAAGAAATTACTCCAATTTTAAATGAACAATTAAGAGTAGATGAATCTGAATACAGGGATGAATCTGCTTACAGAAAGCCAGTACAATACGCTGAAGCATACTATGAAGACGTCTTTTCAAAAATGATTGATGACCAGTATGCTAATGAAATAAAACTGCAAAAACGTGAATTAGAAAAAGAAAGAGTAAAATTATATTCAACTAAAATAGAATATAGTAGAGATATCAGACAGCAGAGTAGATTTGAACTTTTTTACGAAAACGTAGCAAATGAAATTACAGTATTTGATTTACCAGAATTTGAAAAAATTGAATATTGTAATGATGAAAATGAACATATTTTGACCATAGCAGACATTCATGCTGGATCAAATTTTATCACAGAAACGAATGAATACTCTTTTGATGAATGTACAAGAAGATTTGGCGTTTTATTAAACCATATGATTTGGTATGTAAAGAATAATAATATTTCTAAATTAAAAGTGCTATGCCTCGGTGACGATATCCAAGGAATCCTTAGAATCAGTGACCTAAAGTTAAATGAATCAAGTGTTGTAAGAGCAACTGTATTTGTTGCTAAGGCAATTGCACAATTCTTAAATGACCTATCTTCATATTGTGAAATTGATTATTACCACTGCCCTACTTCTAATCATTCACAACTTCGCCCACTTAATAGTAAAGCAAGTGAAATTGCAAGTGAAGACGTAGAATATATTATTGGAAATTACATAAAAGACGTATTAGTAAACAATGATAGAATTGAAATAAATACGAATTTTGGATATGAATACATTGAAATTCCAATATTTGATTTTAAAACTATTGCAATGCACGGTCATCAGATTAAAAGCATTGAAAATTCATTAAAAGATTTGAGTTATCAGAAAAAAGTATTTTATGATACCGTATTTTTAGCCCATTTCCATGGTGGAAAAGAAATTGTAGTCGGAGAAACATCAACTAATGATACAGAAGTTTTGGTATGCCCTAGTTTCGTAGGAAGTTGCCCATATGCGGAAAAGATTATGAAAGGTGCAAAACCAGCCTGTAAAGTTTTTGTTTTTAATAAGAAATATGGACACACAGATACACATAAAATAATTTTAAATTAGCGGTGACCAGAAATGGCATTGACTATCTCAGAGTAGGTTGATCCCTACTCTATTTTGTTGAACTTAAAATAAACTATTAAAAATTAAAAGGAGAAATAAATTATGAAAAAGGCAGATGTAGTAGAAAAATTGGCATTAGAAAAAGAAATTAGCAAAAAAAATGCAGAACAAGAATTAGATTTACTTATTGATATTATTAAAAATGGTCTTGTTGAAGAAGGCGAAGTTGCAATTTATGGATTCGGTACATTTGGAGTAAGAGAAGTTGCAGAAAGAACTGGTACTATGCATCTCAAAGGTCACGAAGGTGAAACATATACAACTCCAGCACATAAAGAACCTACTTTTAAGTTTGCTACACCAATGAAAAATTTACTCAAATAAGATTATCAAAGGAGAATGAAATTGAATAAATACGAAAATATGGAAATTAAAAATATTTTAGATGAAGATTGTTTGTTTGATGAATTATTGGAAAAGGTCGAAAATATGGAAGATTGGGAACATATTTCATTGATTGCTAAAGCGGATTTAGTAGAATATATTACAAAGAATTTTATTTCTATAAATGATTTTTCTATTGGATATATTGATTTAAGAAATTTAACCGAGAATCTTGAATACATATTGACAATTACAAAAAATAAGGAAGTATTTTGTGAGCCAGCTAGGAAATATATTGATGGTGATATTATTGCTGTAAATTTTGACTTTGAAAGTGATACGATTTATATTTACCAAGAAGATGTTAAACAGGACATTATTGATTCATTGTTGAATGATAATTGTGAAGTTACTCTATTTGGGTTTGGCGAAGAAACCGATGAAAAATTGCATGGTTTTACTATCTCTAATTCAGATGAAGATGGTATTGATACATATAGCTTCTACTGTACAGACCATGACGTTATGTTGCAAGAATTAAAAAGATACAGAGAAACAAAACAAACCCGTTAAAAGTTATTATACTAAAAGGAGAAATGAAATTATGACAAACTATGCGTACTTAACACAGGCAGGTATTATGCACATCGTGGAAAAAAGAGCAACAGCAGAGAATTCCAAAGGACAAGGTGTTATCGTAGAAACAAATGTTGAAAATGATTTGGGTTACCCAGTAGCTTTGTATAAAGGTAAATTAGAAGGAATCATTGTTTATTCCGAAGATGAAATGAAAGTAGATGCTACTGACAATAAAATTAAGGATGCAAAAGCGTTATATCCTCAGTTAGCGGAATTGTACCGTAAATGTAAATAAGTTAAAAGAGCAGTTTTATTAGAGAGTCAGAAATGGCTCTCTTTTTTATGTGGGCGATTGGTGTAGTTAGCACAATGATTTATTTCATAAGCAGAAGTTGAAATCTTCTATCGTTTGTTGAAAATAATGAAAGGAGGAATACTGTGGGAAAAGCATTAATATATGGAGTGACAGCAGTAGAAGCAGCAAAAAAATCATTAGAATCAAAAATTATACTGAATACCGATGCAGTTTCTCCAAAAGTAGATATCGTAAAAAAAGAAATAGACAAAAAATATAAATGTAGTATGTGTGGCGATAGTTGGGACACTCAGAAAAATTTCAATAAAAGCAAGTCAATAATGTATGCAGCAAATAACGGCTATGTGAACATATGTAAAGGATGTAGAGACAAACTTTACTATTATTATGTTGATTTATATTCAGGAAATGAAGAAAAAGCAATTGATAGAATGTGTCAAATATTTGATTGGTTTTGCCATGAAGAACCATTGTCTGCTTCAAAACAGATTTCATCTGATAGGAGTAGAGTTAATGATTATGTAAATAAATTAAACTTAACGCAAACATCAAGAAAAGGATCGACATATACAGATACTATAAAAAATAAATCACTAGAATCTGGTCAAACAATCGAGTCAATAGAAGATATTGAAGACATTGCGGACTATAAAATTACAGCAAAAATGATTAAATTTTGGGGACTCGACTATGAACCCAAAGCGTACAAAACTTTACAAGGATATTATGAAGAGCTTTTAAAATTATGTGAAGAAAAACCTGATATTAAAAAACAGAAGATGATGAAAAATTTATGTCTTCTTGAATATCAAATGCAAAACAATATACAGGGTGGAAAAGATATAGGAACACTATCAAACTCATATAAAAGCATTTTTGAGTCATCTGGTTTGAAAAATGATATTGTAGATATAAACAAAGACTCTTATGGAGTATGGCTTGCAATGATAGAAAAATATTGCCCTGCTGATTATTATGATGACGAAAATAAATATAGAGATTTTTTCGGTTTAAGTGAATATATAGAGAGGTTTATGTTTAGACCATTGAAAAATCTTCTAACTGGAAGCAAAGAAAAAGAAAAGGAATTTTGGATAAATGACGACAAGGATGGTGAATAAATCCATGCTTGACGAAATTCAAAAAAAAGTTAGTAAGAATTTTGGTAAAACCTCATGGTTAAGTAATCAGGATAATTGCGAAAGACTTATGGAATGGACTACAATTTACAAAAGAAACTTGAACTTATTTGTAGAACAGTATTTAGAGATACATTTACACTGGTATCAGGTAATATGGATATTTTTGTTAAATTTATATTCGTCTATTGCTATTATTGCTGGCAGAGCAAGTGCAAAGTCTTTTATTATAGCTGTTTTTGCTTGTTCTAAATGCATACTTTACCCAAAATCAAGAGTTGTAATAGCCAGTGGAACTAAAAAACAGGCTGGCTTGATTGTGACAGAAAAAATACAAAAGGAACTCATGCCAAAATCAGCAAATTTAAGAAGAGAAATAGACAAGATAAAAACAAATGCAAATGATATAGAAGTTATATTTAAGAATGGTAGTTCAATAGTAGTAGTTCCAGCTTCAGAAAATGCTCTTGGGTATAGATCCACAATAGTTATTTTTGAAGAATTTAAACTTATTAAAAAATCAATTGTAGATGGTGTATTGAAGCCATTTCAAATAGCAAGACCATCTGATTTTAGAGATTTAGATTGTTACGGAAAAAATGAAAAGCTAATTGAAGAACCAGTTAATATATATATAAGTTCAAGTTGGAGAACAAGTCATTGGATGTGGGAATTAGCTCAACAACTAACAAAGAATAAATTTAAAGACAATTCTAACTGTATATTAGCAACAGATTATTCTATCGCATTAAAACATGGCATTAAAACAAAGAAACAGCTATTAGACGATAAACGGACTTTTGACCCAATAACTTGGAGAATTGAATATGAAAATGAAATGCTTAGAGAAAATACAAAAGCATATTTTACATATGATATGTGTGCCAAAAATCAAGTAAACAAAAAAGCATTTTATCCAAGAAATTCAATAGATGTTAGGAATAAAAAGAAAAATCATTTTTCTATACCAAAACAATCAAATGAGATTAGAATTTTAGCTTGTGATATGGCTTTTGTTGAAAGAGCAAATAAAAATGATAATTCTGCGTTTACATGTATTAGATTGCTACCAGAGAGTATTGAATATAAATCTGATAACGTAGATGGAAAAAGTATAGAAATAAAACAAGGATACAGAAGAATAGTTCCGTATATTGAAGCTAATAAAGGTTCAGATGTTGATAAGCAAGCAATAAGAATAAAACAATTATATTATGATTTTGAAGCAGATTACTTAGTTTTAGATACAAGGAATGGTGGTATTTTAGTTTATGATAGGTTGGCTAAAATCTTATATGATGAAGATAGAGATTGTGAATATGAAGCATGGAAATGTATGAACGATGCAGATGTCGCAAATAGAGTACGTGTAGTTGGTGCAATAGAAAATACATTCATAATCAATGCAACCGAAAAGTTTAATGATTCTATTGCTCTTTCTATGAGAGAAGTTCTTATGAATAAAAGAATTGATTTCTTATGCAATCTAACAGATGTTCAAGATTATTTACAAGACAAAATATCAGAGTATACAAGCTCGGCAGATGTTGAAACAATAACTTTTTACGAGAGACCATATTTAGAGACGCAGGCTTTAATAAACGAAATGATTTCTTTGGAATTTGAGTTAGGTGAAAGAACAGGAGCGGTTAAATTATCAGAAGTTGGTGCAAATACCAAAGATAGATACGTTTCCTGCGCCTATGGATCGTATTTTGCTAGTCTGCTAGAACAAGATTTATTATCAGATAACTCAGATTTTGATTTCGATTTTGATGATATCTAAAGGAGGTGAAAAATTGAAAGATAACGAAGAAAATGTAAACTACTCTCATGATGTTGAGTTGAATATGTATGAAGATATAAATATGTCTAATTATTATTCTAGTATTTTTGATCACTATACAGAGGCACAATTAAAAGAATATGTATCAAGACCAATGTTATATCATAATCAGTTAATGAAAATATCTGAAAAAATGTATAACAAAAATGGCGTATACGGACAAACTATTGCAAAAATGGTTTCCTCCCCTACTCTCGATTACATAGCTATGCCAAATGGAAATATATCTAAAGCTAAAGTAAATATTGATAAAATAAATAATATTATGAACCATAAATTAAATCATAAACTATCAACTCGTGATTGTCTTCATAATGATTTGCTATGTGGTGAATACGTTGCGATATTGCGTGACACAAAAGCAAAAAGAATGCCAAGTTCTAATCAATATACAACTTCTGAAAAAATAGAAGGATTATCTCGTACAGATAATATGATGTTGCAACCTTTAGATTTAGAATATGTTAGATTTGAAGGATTTGCAAATGGAGATTATATTTGTTCTTTTGATATGTCATACTTTGACAAATTTGCTGGAAATGGATTGGTTGGAGAGATTAAAAATTACCCTACTAACTTCATTAGAGGTTATACAGAGTACAAAAAAGATTCTAGTAAAAAATGGTTAATATTAGATCAAAAATCAACATTTGCACATAAATATAGGTCTTCAATTTTGGAATCTCATGGAAGAATGTTAGGTCTATTCGCCCTACTTGATATTATGTTTTCTGAAGATTATACAAATTCTCAAAGAAGTAATATGCGTGATAGTAGCTCAAATATTAGATGGATGGAATTGCCAGAAGGTGAAAAAACTGGTTCTTGTTCTTTGAATAAAGACCAACAAAATAATCAATATGCTGCATTCAAAAAAGCAGTAAATGTAAATGATGAAAATAAAGTTAATCAAATAGGTAAAACTACGACTTTAAAATTAGCTCCTAACACAAAAGTTGGAAAATTAGAAGCAGGAGATACTTTTCTTAAAGACACTTTGACACAAGAGAATAATGAGTGTATCAGTACATCTTTAGGATTAGCAATATCAGCATTAAATGGTGGAGGATCAGGAGCAAGCTATTCCACATTATCCGTAAACATTGACCTTATGTTGGCTGAAGTATTTCAAATGCTAGAACAGATTCAATGGCAGTACACAAAAATTATAAATAATTATCTTGAAATACCAGAAGAAGAATGGATAGATATTGTTTATTTAAAAACTTCTACTTTGAATCAAGAAAAAGCATTTACAACTGCAAAAGATTTATACACTCTGGCAGGTGGTAGCAGAATATATTTATATGCCGTTGGTACAGGAGATTCTAACACATATTTAAGATTAATGGAATTAGAAAAAGAATTAGATTATGATAATGTATTCTTAGCACACCCTACTTCTTATACTTTGTCAGATTCAGCAGATAAACCTAATCCAGATGGAAATATTGGTGGTAGACCTGAATCGAAAATTTCTGATTTAACTGATTCAGGATTACAAACAAGAACAAACGGTGGAAATGAAATGAAAAAACCTTCTGCAAAAAATTAGAAAGGAGGTGAAAAATGTTTAAAGATATTGAGATTAATGAAATAACAGAAGACAAAAAAGCTGGAAGAATGAATATTACAATGTCGGCTTTGACAATAAATAGCCGAGGTGAATGGAATAAACGAGGTATGACTTGGCTAGAAAACTACGTCATGGATAATATTGATTCGATAATTGGTGCGCCATTTGTTGTATCTTGGATGGTAGACAAAGAAATCCCTAGTTCTCATGGTACTTTAGAATATGACGAAAATGGAGAATGTGTATTTTATGATTCAGACACAGTAGGTTCTATTCAGAAAGCATATTTAAAAGATGTCGAAATTGACGGGGTTACAAGTAAAAAATTGATTGTGGAAGGATATCTCTATAAACAGAGGTATCCTTTATTTTGTAATTGGCTTAAAGGACAGGTCGATAATAATGAACACATAAAAGGTTCTGTTGAAGCAAATGGAAAAGGTGATTCTAAAAATATCATTTATGAAGATGGAGATGGTCATAATCCAGATGGTTCTTGGACATTCGGGAGAATCCCAAAAGTGCTAGACTTTTCTGCGTTAGCAATTTTGTATCTAGTACCACCAGCAGATGATGGTTCTGAAATAATTGAATTGAATGCCTTACAAAACACTAAATCAACTGAAATTAAAAAATCAGATGATATAAATGACAACGAAGAAATTGATGAAAAGAAGGAGGAAGAAAGTATGGCAGAAAAAAATAACGATGCTTCTATTGTTGAATTAAACAATCTAATTGCATCTCAGACAACAGAAATTAATGCTTTAAAAACAACAGCAGCAGAAAAGGAAGCTGAATTAAATGCTTTGAAAGAAGAATTGAATCAGTTCAAAACAAAAGAAACAGAAATCAATAGTTTGTTGGTGGAAGCGAATAAAACAATTGAATCACACAAAACACAGATTGCAGAATTAAACACAGAGGTTGAACCTTTAAGAGAAATGAAAGTAAATGCAGAAAAAGAAAAATGTAAAGCAGAAGTAAATTCTTATTTTGAATCAATTAAAACAGAAAATGGATTTAATGAAGTAGAAATTAATTCCTTAAAAGGTTTTGTTGAAAAATGTGATATTACAGGATTAAAACAAGAAGAAGCTAAATTATGTGTGTCTAAATTAAAAGCATTAAAAACACTATCCAAAGCAAATGTTGAGGTCAATTCCAACGAAGACACTTTATTCTTTTCAATGAAAGTAGAAAATGTGGAAACAAATAGTGCAACTGATGGAACTGAATTGTTTCAGTAATTAGAGAGGAGATATAAAAATATGTCTAAAGTTAAATTTCAGAATTACAGCGGAATTAAAAATGAACAGCATACACCCAGAGCTGTTGCTCAGTCTGATTTAAAGAATGGTTATGTAGTAGTAAGAGGATTTGATGCAACAGGTAAAGAAACAGCAACAGTTCCGACAACCGATGCTCTTGCCAAAGGCGAGTTATGGTTTGTTGATAATGTAATGGATACACCAGAACTTGATAATTACGATGATTTCGTAGTTAAATCTGGTAAGTTTGCACGATTATTCAACTTTGAAAATGCAAAACAAGAAATTTTAGAAGTTTCTGGTGATTTGGTGACTGGTAGTCTAGTTGTTGGTGATGTAATGATTGCGGATATCACTGCTGGTAAACAAGGAATGTATAAAAAAGTTACAACTGAAACTGAATACAAAGTTGCTCTTAAAATTACAGGATTAAACAACATTGGTGGAAAAGGTTATGATGTAGTAGTTACATCTATCTAATCGGAAGGAGAATTATAATATGAATACACTTGATTTTGAAAAGGTTCAGGCTAATGCTGAATTAAATAGTTTACAAAAAGCAATCAGCACAAAAAATGAGGGAGTTGAAATTTTCTCTGCAATCTGTTCTGGAGCAGATACTTCTAAATATGGTGGAAAAGTAGATAAAGTAAAAAATTATATTAAAGCAAAAGGTGTTTCTGCTGCTAATGGTGATGTTAAAGCACAGGCTGAATTGAACGCAATTAGAACAGAAATGATTGAAGCTCCATTACTTAAAAGACTAAATATCTTTGACCTTATGGGTAATAAAATTACAGTTGGATATGACGAAGTAATCAAATATAAAGTATATGAATTACAGGGTAAAATGTCTGGAGAACAAGCAATTAGTGGTTCTTTCCCATTTGCAACTTACGGATACAAAACAAGAACTATGGAAACAGGTAATATTACTGGTGGTCTTTTAATTGACCATAGAGAATTTGCTAATGGTAATACAGACGCTATTCAGTCTATGAATGAACAAGTTATTACCGACATGACAAATAAAACATTTTATAAAGTTCAAAAGGCTTTATACACTGGCATTAAAGCTGCTGTCATTAAAAACTTTTCTGAAGCTAGTGGAATTACAAAAACTTCAGTTGATGCAATGTTGAAAAAAGCTAGACGTTTTGGGCAAGTAAATTTAACTGGTGATTTTTCTGTTGTTTCTCAGTTAGAAGAATTTACTGGGTTTAACACAAGCACTACTACTAAACAGTTTTCTGAAGCTGTCATGGAAGAAATTAGAAAAACAGGATTACTTAGAACTTATAAGGGTTCAAATGTAGTAGAAATGCCAAATAGCTACAATTACACCAAAATGAATACTGCTGGAGATTTTTATGATACATATTTACCAGAAGGTTTATTGTACGGCTTAATTGCTGGAGAAATGTCCCCTCTTCAGATTGGATTCAAAGGTGGATTACAGTCTATGGCTGGTCAGGATATTAATCTTAGAGCGGATGTTCTTAGATACGATTTAGAAGTTGGAACAGCTTTTATTGACGAATATGCTCCTAGAGTCGGTCTGGTTTCTGATACAAATTATTCTGTGGATAAATAAAAAACTAATCAAATGATGAGGGTGGATTTATTCTGCCCTCATTGTATTCCCAGTTAATATATGGAGGTATTTATGGCAACAGGAGATAAAACATACGTGGTAGAAAAAGTAGAAAATGAAAAAACACTAAATGTTGAAAATGCAGAACAGTTAAAAGAAAAAGTGAGTGATGTTGAAATTTTTGGTAATCCAGATACATTCACTCTTCTATGCAAAGCTAGTTCTCAAAAAGAAGGATGGATGAAATCGACTAAAGTGTGTAATGTGGCAGGTGGATGTCTCGTTCAAGTTTCCACTAAACAGAAAAACAAAGATGAAAGTTATGCTGTTGCAGAAGCTCTTACTTTTGTTGGTGGAGTTAAAATTGATAAAGAAAAAAGAGAATTAGTTAGAATTTAATTATACAAAGGTTAAAATGGAGGGTTAGTATGTCTTTAGATATGGATAAACGGTCAAAGGTTGTTAATTTATGCCCATGGGCTATTTCTTTTATTCTGCCAAATTCAAAAGCGGAAGTTATGTTGGAAGACAATAAAACTACAACTATTAATAATGCTGAATTGGTTTCACTTGCAGATAATCAGAATGTAATGTTTTGTGGTACGGGAAATGGTTCTCATTCAAGAGTTTATGTAGAAAACGAAGAATATAGAAAACACGTTGGGTTTGATGATCCAGAAAACAAAGTAAAACAATTTGTGTTAAATGATGAAGAATGCGAAAAGATTTTATTATTAAAAACGAATTCTGCTTTTGAAAAAAACGTAAAAGAAAAAGTATTATTTTTACATGAGAAAGCAAAGTTTGTTAACTATTGTAGAAAGAATAAATTGAACGATTATGGCAGGATTAAATTTTTAGAAGAATATACAAATACAAAATTCTAACGGAGGTGTTTATTAAATGGATACAACGAATATACAAGAAGTAATTGATTCATTTTTAATCAAACTCCCTACCGTAGATTTTACAGGAAAAGAAAATATGATTTTTCAGTTATTTAAAACTGCTGTTGCAAAATGTTCTAGGAAACCATATGATTCTTTGGAATATTTTTATGATACAGCAATCAAAGAAGGATACTTCCTTAATAAAATACATGACGACAGTATTGAGTTAGTTTCTATGTATATGTTAAAAGAATACTACATACGAGAATTTGACTTAACAACGAGTAGACTAAAATACTTAGGTACTCAAGCGTTTAACAAAATACCATCCAGTAAGGAAAACTTTGATGCTGTTTCAGACAAACTAAAAAATTTGAATGATGAAATTGCCACCTTTGAGATGAATCTACCAGACTATTCAGATGAAAGGTAGTGATAAAATTGAAAGATAATGTGATTATAAAAACTCCAAACTATGAAATATGTTTTTCTGATTTATGCGATAAAGAGTCTAAAAAAATCAATAATCTGTTAAGACAAATGGAACAGGAATTTTGCACAGATATGAATAATCATCAATCTTTAAGACATGAAATTTTAGATATTTCAAACTTTATTAAAAGACTACCATCTATGATTAGTGAGGTGGTAAAAGATGAACATCAGAAATGAGTGGAACGAAAACACTAGTATAGAGAGTGAATTTTACACCAAAGAAGAAACCATTTCAGAAGTAGTTGAAAACTTCAATCTAAGAAGAAATTATAGTGCGGAAGGAAAAGATGTAAAAATAAACGGTGTGTCTGAAAAGTGTTTAGTTCAAACATCATCTAATCCACTAAATCAACTTGATGATAATAGGAAGTTACATTGCCCTATTGGTATGGTTGTGAGTTCTGGAAATTATGTTGAATATGAAAATAACATATGGATGATAAATACAAATATTATAAATGTAGACGATGCTTATTATACGACCAGAATGAGTTTATGTAAATATCTATTAAAATGGCAAAACGAATCTAATCAAACCATCGAAAGATATATTGTTCTCAATGGAAAAGATAATACGAATGGTGAAAAAGATGATAAAGAATTTGTCATCAGTGAAAATCAACTTTCAATTTTAATACCATTCGACACAGATACAGTTGAATTAAAAGAAGGAAAAAGATTTTTCGTAGATAATAACCCTGTCAAAAAATCAGTTTACCGTTTGACAAAAATTGATAACACTTCTCATGTTTTAAATGGGAAAGGATATATCTCTCTTGTTGTTACCAAAGACCAATTCAACGATTCTGTTGATAGATCAGATTTGGAATTATGTGACTATACTATTCCATCACATATTACCCCTATTCCTACGGAAAATCATATCAAATTGGACTTTAAAACGACTAACTTGTATGTTGGGGGCAATTATAAGACAGTCACAGCAACAGTCGTAAATACCGATGGAAACGTAGTTTTAACAAGTGGATTTACTTGGGAAGTTACAAGTGACATTAGTACAAAAATAGTTACATCAATTGACGAGAATGTATTTAAAATTAAAGTGATAGAAGATATGGATATTATTGGAAAAGTAATTGTCGTTACTGCTAAAAATGGAACATATGAAGAACAACTTAAATTTGAAGTCAAGGGGTGATGATAATAGGTTCAGTAAAAGAATTAGGGCAATATAAAATAAAAATATCTTCTGCATTAAGAAAATCAGATAACATTAAAGAGATATTACTAGGGGTTGGATACGATGAAGAAACAGCAGAAGATGATTTAAAAGAATATATAATTAATCATCTATACGATGATGATGTTATCACAGAAACTAAGACGTACATACTTTTTGATGTTGACATGGATAATATGCGACCAAATACAAAGGATTGTAATGTTTTTATGAAATTTATTTGTCACAAAAGTATTCTCGATAACTACCGAAAAGATGGATATTACGGAAACAGAACTGATATTTTAACGCAAATGGTAGAAGAGATTATGACAGACGAAGAGATAGAAGAAAAATTTGGTATTGGAGACATTCAGTTTCGTAAAGTTGGAATTTATGATACGAAAACTATGTATGGTAGGATTGCAAAATTATCTGTTCCAAATTTCCGATAGTTGGTGAGTATATGAAATTGGACTACTTCACCTTACTCTGCTTTGAGGCATACGAGATTGAAGGAGTTGCAAGTGTTAAATCTCCTACTCTCAGAGAAATATCAAAATTAAAATTTAAGTTTGACGAATATCAGAGCTACTTATTCTATCTGTCATTAACCATTGAATCTTATTACAAAATCGTGATGGACAGTAAAACAGATTACTTCAAAGGATATAATCCAGAAGACAAATTAAAAGTGTTGAATATAAAAAATGAATACGATTCATTTACAGACGAAGAAAAAAACGAAACAAAATTTTTCGATATTTTGATATATGACAAACATTTATTTGATAATGTTCAAATGGCATTATCTTTTTTTATTTCAGATAGTATATGTTTTTCTGCAAAAGAACATTGTATTCAAACATTTAACGGAATTAAATCAGAAGATGGAAAACTTATTTTAACTGGTGTTATTTCCAGATTAAATTACGATTATCTGACAGATATTATTTTACAAAGGGTAGGAATTGATAAAAGTAAGAAAAAAGAAGAGGAAATTCCAATATTTAAAAATGCTAAAGCCGAAGAAAGATATAGGATAATACATGAAGATGATGATATTGAAGAAAAGAAAATAAATGAAACAATGAGTATCCCAAATCTATTATCATCTCTCGCAAGTAGAGATTCAAGTTTAAATATTATAAATATATGGGATATTACAGTTTTTCAGTTATATGACCAGTGTAAAAGAAAAGGTCAGAATAATGTTTTCGATATAGAATCATCCAGTGTTGCGACTTATGGCAATAGCGAAAATAAGTTTGATTTAGAAAGTTGGCACAAACCAATATGAGTTAACGAAAAGTGTTGTCATTGATGATGCTTTTTTATTTTATAAAAATACAAGGAGGAATTAAAAAATGGCAGAATTAAATAAATCCATTAGAAAATGCTCAAAAGTTGATATTAGAGAGTTAGCAACAAAAAAGCCTTTTATTGACTTTCCAAAAGCAAATGTAGTAACACCTAGTTTTACATCTGATTCAGTATTTGCAATGGCTGACGGAGCAAAAGCACACGCATACTCCAATCCAATTGACGGGACATTGACGATTGAAGCGCAGATTGTACCATTTAAACTTTATTCTTTGATGAGTGATGGAACTGTTGCAACAGATAGTATCAAATCAATTCATACAACAATTACTTGTGCTGCCGCAGGAGTATTGACATTCCTTGATCCAACAGGAATCAAAGAAGGAACTGTTTATGTTTATAAAAAAGGTGAATACGGCGAAATCCCAATTATTGGCACGTTTGCATCCCCTACTTTTACTGCGACAGCTCCAGCAGATATCGCAGTGGGATTAGAATATGAAGTTGCTTACATCATTACAAAAACTTCTGGTGTAAGACGAATTTCATTTGATGAAGCTCATTTGGTAAAAGATTACTTCATTACATTAGAGACGGCTGAAAAAGATGACGTTGGCGTTATCATTCCGTTGGATATCATTTGTTATAAATGTACTCCTAAGAGAACATTTGAAATAGCAACATCCAGTGAAGGTGATCCAGTTACAGTAAAACTTGAATTCGATATCTTGACAGATGCAGATGGAAAAGTAGTAGACATGATCGAAAACATTGAATAAAGAGGTGATGGTTTGATTAAAAAATGTAATGTAGTTTTACATAATGAAGCAGTTATGGTTATTGATTTTGAAGGTAAGAAAATCCAAATGCCATCAGTTAAATGTGATACACAAGATGTTTTTGTTGAATTTAAAGACAATAAATATTCTTTAGTAACTGAAAATGAATATGCAGATTATACCGCTAAACCAGAAAAGAAACAAAAGGAAATGCCAAAAGTTAAAATAGTAGAATAAAAATATCAATATGGGGATAGTCGTGTTACTGTCCCCTACTATTTTAAAATGAATATTGGTGTTTAGTAGATTTATATCAATGTTCAATAATTTGAGTATTAATATAAGTCCATTTTTTTACGGTAACACAAGTTAAAATGAATGTTTTATTCTATAAGAAAATTATTCAAATTAGAAAGGAGTGATTTTAATTAACTACGATTACAAATGTAATAATTTTAAATGTAAAAATTTCAATCAGATTACTACAATTACTAAACCAATGGCTGATTGTGTAAGGGTAGAAATTTGTAAATACTGCGGTGGAATATTAGATAGAACAATTGAAAGTTTCGGTTCTAGTTATCAAGTAAACTGTACAGGGTTTTATGGGAAGAAAAGCGTGTAATTGATGGTAAAAACATCTATTCGAGTATGCAATGACATTCGCATAGGTGCTTTTATTGTACCTGAAATAAGGGTGAAATTCATTGATTTACCCTAACAGATAGATAACAGGAGTAATTGCCCTGTGTGAGTAGGATTTCTCCCCTACCGTCTATCTGTTTTTATTGTGGAGAAAATTAAAAATTTAAAGGAGAAATAAATTATGAATGAATTGAAAATTAACGGGACACAGTCTTTTATGAATCTTGAAATTCCAATTATTGAAGGTGGTTTTGGAAATGGTCGCAAATGTGTATTAGCAAAAACCATTTCAGAAATTCATGAAACACCATTGAAAAGAATAAATGAATTAATTAGTGAAAACATAGATGAATTTGAAGAAAATATTGATATTATTGATTTGAAAAACTCGGTCGGTACTAGCGACCCACTTTTAAATAATCATATATTAACAAAACAGTCAATTTCAAACAGTAAAAATATCTACATTTTATCAGAGCAAGGCTATATGGCTTTAATTTCTCTTATGCGTACAGAAAAATCAAAAGAAATACGAAAACAATTTAGAAGAGAATATTTTTCAATGAGAGAAATTGTAAATTCATTAGAACAAGAGAAAGCCAGTTTACTCCTTACAATCTATACTGGTGGACAAGATGGAATTTTAGCTAGTAAAAAATTATCTGAAATTGAAGTAAAAGAAGCAACCACTCCACTATTGAGTCAAATTGAAGAACAAAAACCAATGGTTGATTTTGCAAATCATGTTACAAATTCAAGTGATTCTATTGATATTGGAGAACTATCAAAGTTGGCAAATAAAGAAAATATTAAGATTGGTAGAAATAGATTATTTGAATTTCTTAGAAAAAACAAAATGTTGATGGATAATAATATTCCATACCAGAGATATATTGATAATGGATATTTCAAGGTGATTGAGACAACTAAATCAACACCGTATGGAGACAAAACTTTCTGTAAAACATTAGTTCAAGGAAAAGGTCAAATGGCTATTATCGAAAGATTAAGAAATAACAAAGAGGTGATTTAATTGGTTGTTAAAAAACGAGGAAAATATAATATAGATAATTCTTCATCTGGTAAAAAGAAAAGAACATTTAATGGTGATTTATTTGACTCATTAACAGAGTTACATTATTTAAAAGAAGTTATTTTACCATTGATAGAAACTGGAGAAGTTGTTTCTTATGAACGACAGATACCATACATATTGCAAGAAGGATTTGTAAATTTTGAAGGAAAGAAAATCTTACCAATTAAATATATTGCGGATTATGTTGTTACTTATTCTGATGGTCATGTTGAAGTGATAGATGTGAAAGGAAATCCAGACCAAACCAGCCGTATTAAGCGGAAGCTTTATCAGAAAAGATATCCAGATACAATTTATTACTGGATGGTCAGAAATCTTTCACGAGGTGGTTGGCAGAGATATGAAGAATTAGAACAGAAAAAGAAACTTGAAAAGAAAGCGAAAAAGTTGGCTTAAATATTATGGAGGTAATTTTATGATTAAATTAACATTTAAAGGAAAAGAAATCGAAGTAAAAGAAAGATTGACATTAGAAGAATCTAGGAGATTTGTAAATTGTGTAAAAGGTGAAGTTACATTTGATATCTATTCTCCCCTATCTCGAAAATTGTCCGTTGCAACTAATTTCATGAGGCTGTATACGAATATAGAAGAAGTTGGAGAAGAAGAATTTTATCAGGAATTGACTGAATATGAAAACTTTATTGAGACGGTAAAAAGAAATGAGTTATTTAATAAAGACCAATTTGAAAATATTCTTTGTGCTACATATGAAGAAATTGAATTTGAAAAAGAAAAATTATTGCACACTTCTAAATTAGATGAATTATTAGAAACAGTTAACGATATTTTAATTGATATTCATGACAAACTTGATTTCGAGATGATAATGAAAGTAGCACAAAAATTATCAAATATGGGAAATATCAATCAAGGTGAAATGATTAAAGTGATGGTTGAAATGATTACTAAAAAAGCTGGTGAATAATCGTGAAGATTTCCAATACGAAAATCACATCTACTGTTGAGTTGGCAAATGCAGTTGAAAAACAGATTTATACTTGGTTGGAATCAAAGGCAACATTGATCAAGAAACAGTATATTGAAGAATTTTTGAATAGTGAATTTTATTCACAGTTCACACCGAAAATCTATCAGAGAACTTATCAGATTATTTCTTCTGCTGTTTCAACGAATGTAAAAAAAGTTGGTGGTTTTTATGAGATTGAAGTTTATTTAGATGACACTATGGCTGATTATCAAGACGATACTATTGATGTCTGGTCTGGAATGGCTCAGGGCTTACGAGGGTATACAGGAGTTCAGACAGATGGCAGATTTTGGGAAGAGTTGCAGACACAACTTGGACATGGTGGAAAATATGATTTATACGCAGATTTTAAAATGTATTTAGGTGGTAAAGGAAACTTTAAGATTAAGTAGAGAGGAACGATTTATTGAATAAACAATATGAAGATGTACTTGTTGTTAAAGGTGATTTAGCAAGGAAATTTAAACAATAGAGATATTTTATATACATCAAACTAAAGGAGATTTTATGTACACAGATGAAGTTATTTTTAATAAAGGAACTAATTTTATAAAACTATACAGCGATGTAATTGAAGAGTTAGAAAGCAGACTTACTACGGTAGAATTTGCTACGACAATAAAGATTGTTAAATTTATTTGTTATTTTGATTGTATTATTAGAACATCTGGGCGAAGGAATGGAAACGTATTATCAGTAAAACAACTTGCTAAAAAAATGAATATTCCATACGACACGTTTAGAAAGACAATGGCTTCTCTGGTTAAAAAGGAAGTTTTTAAAAGGTGTATCGTACCATCCACTGATAAATCAACAGTATCTTTCACTGCTATTATCTGCAATCCTTGGATTTTTAGTAAGGGAGATAAAATAAGTATGTCTATATTAGATTTATTTGCAAATAGTTCATGGAGGTATATTTGTGATGATGCCGAATCAACAGATAGAAATTCATATGAATATTTAAAATGGAAAGAAAATGTTTTAAAGAGAGATTCTTATAAATGTCAATGTTGTGGGAATTCTGATGAATTGGAAGTACACCACAAAGAAAATTATGCTGATAATGAAGATTTAAGAGTATCAGTAGATAATGGAATATCATTATGTAGAAATTGTCACAATAGTAAAGTTTCTGGAAGTTTTCATAATACATATGGAACAAGACATAATACAACGAAGCAATTAGAAGAATATATTTCTAAAAATAAATCAACTAAAAATAATAACAGAGAGGAATGATCTTATGGAATGTGTAAATCAAGTAGTAATAAAACCTTCAGTTGCAAAGAAATTATTAAATATGGGTTTTCAAATTGTAGATATTAGACCACAGAAACAAACAGATGGAACAGTTGATTATACTAGGAGTGTGTTTATATTTCAAGGAAAAGAAGGACTATCGAATGTTATTAAAGTCCTTACGTCAAAATAAGGAGGATAATCTAAATGGTAACTAAAGAAGTAAGACAAAAAGTGGCAGTCGTAGTATCATGTGAAACTGGAGAAATTATTAACGATATATACGAAAAAGATAAGATTGTACCGTATAAAGAAGAAGAGAAAAAGTTAAAATATATGAATTCACACGAAATGAATTTTAACAAAGGAGTGAGTTTTATAAAACTATATGATAAATCCATTACAACTTTACGAAAGAATCTGACTCCAACTGAGTTCACATTTGCTATATCTTTGACAGAATTGGTTTCCTATGAAGACTGTATTTTAAGGACTAATGGTCATGGCAATGGTAAGGTTTTAGATATGAAAGATTTGTCAGAGATACTTGATATAAATTACAGTGTTGTTAGACGAGTAGTTTCTTCTTTAAAAAAGAAAGGAGTAATTGGATGTCATGATACTGGGAGTATTTCAAAAGACATTGATACAAAATTAAATAAAGTATATACGGCAAATCCATACATATATTTTCGTGGTGTAAATGTAAATAAAACTGTATCAAATTTTTATAAGAATAGTGGATGGAATTCAATAGCAGAATAAGAGGAGTTAATTGTGCGAATATAACGGTTTATCACTATATTTTAAGCATTATTAACAGTTTTAATGTGTCTTGTTTTAAAACATAAATTGATATATCTGTCTTATTTTAAAACAAATGTTTTACTATTGAAAAAATTTCACAAATATGAGATTTATCTCAATAATTGAGACTTTTACACAAGCACAATAAAAGTAAGATTTGAATAGTGCTTTCGACTGTATTTCGATTTTGTGCTTATAGATTAGACTGTATTTCTAGTCTCTTTCAATTAAGAGGGTTTAACTGCCCTCTTTTTATTATGTAAAAATATTAAAAGAATTTTGAAGGAGTGATTTATTATAAAAAGTTCAAAATTATTTCCATGTTATTCTATTCCTATGCGTGATTATTTCACATCAAAAGGAATTAGATATGAATTAGTAGGCTTACATCCGAAGTCAAATGATATGTTTTGGGTGTATATAAAAACAATTGAATTAGATAAAGCAATGCAAGAGTGGTCTGATAATAAGATTACTCTTTTTTAATGTGAATTTTTAAAGTGAAAAGGAATGGTGAAATAAGTTTTGGGAAAGAAAGTATTTTTAGACATAGACGATAAAAAAGTTTTAGCAACAGATGTTACTTATGATGAATTGGTATCATTATACAAAATATACATAGAAAAATATGGGAAAGTTCCAACATCAAATTGCTGTGATTCCAAACATAATATGCCACAGCAAAGAATTATAAATCGAGTTTTAAAAGATGCAAATATCACTTTTAATGATTTCGTATTACAATTTGGGAAAGTATCTCATGTTAGAAGTGAAAGTAAAAATTATGATTTATTCTTAAACAAGTATAAACTAGTCAGCAAAGATGTTGGACACGCATTAAACCAAAAAGAGTTAACAAATAATAGTTATGGTCTCCCTAGTTCTGGTTGGTTTGTTCAACATTGCAAAGATGAATCAGTAAAAACATTTGATGAATTTGTCTTGTGGTGTGGATTTGACAGTAATAAATTAAAAAACGATGATGAAGATGTAGCATTAAAATTAAAGGAATTAGAAATTAAATTAGGAAGACCTATAACGGGTGAAGATGTAACTTTAAGCAATGTTGGGTATACAATGATTGTGGTAAATAGAATTTGGGGAGGTTTAATTAATGCAAAGGAAGAATTGGGATTAATGAAAACAAAGCCATGTCAGCCAAAATCTTTTGAATTCTATCAGAATAGACTAAAACGAGTAATAGAAAATATTCAAAAAGATAACAATAGAAAATTTATATCATGGGAAGATATTGAGAATCCTAAATATAGTGATGGTGATATTCGACCTACAAATCATAAAACATATTCTTATGCTTTCAAAAGAGGTGGAATAGATTTATTTGCATATATAAAGAGTCTTGGATTTCAAATGAATCCAAGTGAATTCAGTCACCGCTATACATTTGATGACGGAGAAAGAGTTGTTTCAAGGTACGAATACGATTTTTCGGATTTTATCAGGAACGAGATTGGACTTACATATAACAGAAATTATAAAAGAGATGTCTTGTATCGTAGTTTCGCAGACATAAAAACTAAATCGAATTGTGATTATGTTATTAATATATCTGGGATTGATTTATACATAGAAATAGCAGGGATAATAAATAATACAAAGAAAGAAGATTGGAGAACAAAGGAATTTTCATCTAATACAGAAAAGCTATATAAAGATAAAATGATATTTAAAGAAGGATTATTATTGAAATATAATAAACCTTTTTTATTTTTATTCCCAAATGATATGAAAGATGAAAGTTATAAGAATAAATTTATGAAATTTGTCAAAGAAAACACGCGAATGAATGTTTCTTTATAAATAAATATATGAAAGGAAGTGGATGATTTGGCTAGAGGTAGAGTATACAATAGGACTTTTACTCCAGAAAAATGGGAAAAAGTTTCTAAGAAAAACAAAGACATATTAACTGATTTCTTAGCAGAATATAGACAGCGTAAAAAAGCAAAAGGAACGATAGATGGATATTTTCAAGATTTGAGAATATTGTTCATTTATATTATGGAGAATTTAGATAATAGATGTATTTTAGAATTAAACAAAAAAGACTTTCGTGGAGTTGTATTGAGTTTGTCAGAAGATATGGATTTATCTACAAGTAGAGTAAATAGGATGAAAAGTGCTGTGAATAGTATGCTTACGTTTTGCGAGGAAGATGATGATTATGAGTATGAAGTAAACTATGCTAAAAAAGTAGCAGGACTTCCAAAACAAAGAGTTAGAGATAACGAAGACGACTTCTTTTTTACATATGATGAATTCATAAAAGTACGAGATATTTTAGTTGAAAAAGAAGATTGGCAAAATGTAGTCTTATGGTCTATTGGATTTGATTCTGCTGGAAGAAAAAATGAGTTATTTCAAATTGACAAACATAAATTACTAGATGGAAATAAAACTAATATTGTTATTGGGAAAAGAAGTAAAAAGTTCCCTCTTGTGTATTTAGACGATACAAAAGAATTTATTAGAAAATATCTTGAAGTACGTGGTGATGATGAGATAGATTCTTTATGGATAAAAGGTACTGGAAAAGATAAAACTTCTGTCACTCCTAATTCTTTATATGACAGAATCGTATCAATATCAAAAATATTATCTAAAGTGCGCGGTGATGAATGTAATATTTTCGTCCATACAATGCGACACGCTAGAGTTGAGTGTTTATTGCAAGGGGCAGATGACAGACTTAAAAATGCAGACGGTACTAATAGAAAGTATAGTATTGATGAAGTAAGAGTGTTTTGTCATCATGGTGATATTTCCACAACAGCCAGTTATGCAAAAGATCACTCAGAAGATACCATTAATGATATGTTTGGAATAATTGTCTGACTTATAACCCTACCCTACATTTTTCAACATAATGCACAAATAAATTACAAAATTCCACAATTTTTTAGCATATCATATTTTAATAATCAAATGTTCAAAATAAAGTAAATATTTCTATTATACCAAAGAAACTGTATGGCAAACCATACAATTAATATGCCATAATTTACCAGTAGTCTACTTCAATTAAATTACCTATACTTTATGTTATTTAAAACTCATTTCGTAATAATATATAGGAGACGAAAAATGTTTAGAACAAATCAATTGCGGAGAATAATGGGTGAACGGAAATTAAGTTTTAGACAATTAGCAAGAATGTCTGGAATTAGTTCAGGAGCTTTAAATCAAATAGAAAGGTGTGAAGAAGACCCAAAACAATCTACAATGATTGCAATTAGTAGAGCATTGAAACTTGACGTAACAGAAGTATTTAATTTGAACTGGCGAAAATAAAAGTGATTAGGGGAGATATTTGATATGTCAACAAAATGTGGGGTAAAAATTATAAAAGTGATAGGATATGTGGAAGGTATTATAGAAACAAGAATAATTGAAGAAGCAAATAGGTCTACTTATAATGAAGCAACACAGTTTATTGAGTCACACCATCATGATAATATTAGTTGGAAGATAATGCCATTAATATTTGAAAGAAGTGATTTTTCGCTATAACAGGTAAATACATAGCATCATTTAAAACAGTCATTTTATCCTCGGATAAGGTGGCTTTTTCTATGCAAAAAATTAGAAAGGAGTTGGACAATGGACATTTTTAGTATGCTGATGAAAGTTGGTTTTGATAAATCAACAACGGATGCTGAATATAAGAAGTTAATAGTCGAGCTAAAAAAGAATAAATTTGATATAACACCAAGTATTGACTTTGCAAAATCAAAACAAGAAGCAAAAAAACAGGTTTCTGAAATTGCAAAAATATTTGAGAAAAAGTTAAACCTTGATCCGAAAGATGCCAATAGATATGCTAATCAGTATTATGGCGAATTATTAAAAGGCATTAAGTCTGTTGAAAAAGAACAAGTAAAATTAAATAGTCTTCAACAGCAAAAAATATCAGATGGTCAGAGTAAATACTATGGAAGAATAAAAGACAATCTAAAAGAAATATATAATTTAGAGAAGAAACTTCCATCTGCCAAAAAAGAAGAAACAGCAGAAATACGAGATCAGATTAAATTATTGGAAAAAAGAAATAGTAATAATTATGGAGCGATAGATAGAAAAGGATTAAAAGACAACTCTCTGCAATGGGAAATAAATAACACAAAAGTTCTATATGAAAGTAGATTAAAAGTAAATAATGCAAAAAATGTAGATACGTCTAATGTTTCAAATATAAAAAAAGAAACAAATGCCGTAAAAGAAAGAATTGCAGCAGAGAAAAAAGTTCAAACAGAAATACAAAAAAGAAACAGTTTGGAATTACAAAAAGGAAGAACGTCCAGTAATATTGATACATTTGTAAAGCAAAACTCTAAAATGTCAAAAGAATCTGTTAATAATTTTAGAGAATTACAGAAAACAATCAATGGAGTTAATGCAAAAGGTCTTCAAGATGTAAACACTCAACTTTCTACTCTTAAAAACAGAGTAAAAGAAAATGGAGAGATGGGAAGAAACTTTTTCGGTGAACTGAAAAATAATGCTGGGAAAGTAGCGAATTGGCTCGGAGCAACTGGAATTATTTTTGCTGGAATTAACGGAATCAGACAGGCTGTTACAGAGTTAAAAGAAGTCGATACAATCTTGACAGAAATATCTAAAACTTCTGATAGAACAGAACAGTCCTTGAAAAATCTAGGTGCTAGTTCTGTTGGAGTTGCTAATAAATATGGTGCTACGATTAGCGGATATTTACAAGGTGTCCAAGAAATGTCTAGGGCTGGTTTTAGCGAGAGTCAAGCAGAAGGATTAGGAGAAGTATCATCTTTAGCACAATCGGCTGGTGATATGACATCAGAATTAGCAAATAAATATTTAATTGCTACAAATTTTGCTTATGATTACAAAGGTTCTGTTGAAAAATTAAACGGAGTTTTAGATGCACAGAATCAAATTACAAATAGAAATGCTTTGAATATGTCAGACCTTGCAGAAGCAACAAAGGTTTCTGCGTCACAAGCTGCTGACTCTGGAGTTGCAATAGACCAAATGACTGCATCTGTTGGTACAATGATGGCAGTAACCCAACAAGGTGGTGAAGTTGCTGGTCGTGCATTCAAAGGTATTTTAATGAATATTCAACAAGTCGCTGGAGAAACAGATGATGGTGATATTATTGATGAAGAATCATTAAAAAAGGTAGAAGCAAGATTACATTCTGTTGGTGTTGAATCAGAGTACATGAAAGATGGAATAGCCACGCTGAGAGAACCAATGACTGTATTGAAAGAATTAGCACAAGTATATAACTCTTTACCAGAGAATAGTGCTGACAAAGCTGGAATTATTGCTGACATTGGTGGCAGAATTTGCCACGTTATGCAGAAATGTATAACTAGAACATATTTAAATGCAGGTAATGCCTAAAGCCTTACACCACAATATAAAGGAAACTATTATATGAAGGTTTGAAAACGTAAGGATGTCACAATGGCTGTTCATGCAACGAAGTACCCTAACGTAATCAATTGATGAAATTGACAGTCAAGTCGAGGGTAAACGCTCAACGACTATTCCCATGTAGGGATTTAGAATAAGAATAATGGTGCAAATCCAGAATATCTAAATCATAAGAAGTACGGCACAATCGCAAATGGTGTGGGTGAAATCCCCTTAAACGGAAAAAGTATGCTCTTAACAGGTAAAGCTGAAGGTGAAGAAATAGTCTAAACATCACATGAAAGTGTGAGAAGTTGCTAATAAACAACTGGTTAGATGTTGCGAATCTAATTGAATATAATTGAAATATCGAGGAAATCAACTTTCTGCATTATTGAGCAATTGGGATATGTACGAAAAAATGATGTCCGATTACCAAAATTCAGAAGGTTCTGCATTAAATGAAGCATTAAAAACAGCGAATTCTTGGGAAGGTTTACTTAATCAGATTTCCAATAACTGGACTTCTTTTGTTGGAAGTTTTGTTACTGATGGATTGGCTACTGGTGCACTTAAAACAGTAAATGGATTAACAAAAGGAATAGATTCTCTTGTAAAAAGCCTAGGAGCATTACCAACAGTAGCTCTGGCTGCTTTCGGGTTTTTAGCTTTCAAGAACATTGGTAGGACAAATAGTTGTTCTCTATTCAAAAATAATATAATTGAATATGCCCTTCTTGCCTAAGAATAAATTCAAAGGTAGGATTGTTTCGTGCTAGTCACACGTTAATGTTCTATAAAATATACCGTAATTGAGATTTACTATGTCTCAGTGCTGGAACGATAAATGGAATAAATAGTATTATATGGCTACAACGTAATCAGAAATGATAAGCGTGAATGCACTCTGAAAGGATACCAGTAATGGTAAGAAAACATATAATAGTTCATAAGGCGAAAGCCTAAGTGAAATGTCACAAGACTAAACCCACTATCAGCAACGGACTCTTACTTTAGTAGGAAGTGTTCACAGACTAGAAACGGTATCGAGTATATAGATAGTTTTATATGCTTGTAATGGATAGTCGAAACGTAGAGTAAACTACCCTCTTGACCGAGGTAAAATCAAAACAGTATTACTAACTGTTCTATTTTTTATAGTACGTCAATGACGAAGAAATAGATTAATTTGTAGGTGTGTCACTACCTTAGGTTGGGCGAGTGTGACAAAATAATGGCTGGCTGTCATCCATCAACTACGGCAAAAAAATAGTAGAAAAAAGACATCTACGCATTGACATTTAAAAACAACAAAAATTAATTATCTAGTTCTAATTGAACGTTGGTGAACTAAATTCACTTCTTCTATAAGAGCCATTAACTTGGCTATTATTTATATGCGTAAATATAGTACAAAATGATTTAAAAATTAAACTTCTCATGTGTAAGTTTTTTTAAAAATGTAGAATATTATAAAAATTTATGTTAATTTTTCACAATTCGGCAAAAAACAACCATAAAAAGTGTTAAAATGGTAGCAAAAGACGTAGAGGAGTGATATAGTATGAGTACAGAGGATTACAAAAAAATAGATCAGGGGGATGATAATATGGGAGCAGAAGCAATAACTAGGAATTTTGTATATGAAATGAAAGTTGATAAGAATTCAACGAAGAAAGAACCAACAGTAGGTAGAGATATAATCGAGGAAGCTAAAAAGGTTTTATTGAAGTATAAGGTGAAATAGTATGTCATTATTGATTCAAAAGCTAGATGTGAGTAACTATTGTTTTGTAAATAAATTTAAAGTTAATTCAGAAAGTTGTGAAAATCCAAAGCACTATGAAGACTATTTGAAACAAAATGCAATAACTGATTTCAAGCTAGGTGTCGGAACAACTCATATCTTTATTGATGAAGATCAACAAAATATAATGGGATATTTTACACTTAAATCTTCTGCTTTAGTGAAAAATATGGGAGAGGAACATAATTTTGGATATCCAGCTATTGAGATTGCAGAACTTGCAGTACACAAAGATTATGAACGAAAAGGAATAGGAACGGATATGTTAGATTTCGTTTTTTCAAAAATTGATGACATAAAAGAAATTGTGGCAGTGCAATATGTATTGCTTTGTGCTGATCCTAAAGCTGAACAGTTTTATTCAAAATCAAAATTTAAATTTCAAAGAGTTAGAAATTTTGAACAGATACCAAGAGAACATTGGAATCAGCAGTGTGTACCTATGTTTGTAAAGTTAAAAGAAACATAAAAAAGAACTATCTTAATTGATGGTTCTTTTTATATGTTTCAATATAAGTTAATCCCCTACTTTATTTATATAAATCAAAATAATAAAATATAATTTTGGACAGAAATAAACACCCAAAACAAATGCTTGGATGCTTATCTCTAAAACTAAACAATTAAATTTTTGACAAATGGTCAGTTTGCCTTTTGAAAGTTTGTTTTCATATACGAAATCTACATAAATATAGTATATCACATATTTAATTAAATGCAAGTGTTTTCATGTTAAATTAATTACACTTTTATGCCTAAAGATACAATTTAACGAGAATGGGATTGACCGATCTCATTGCATATGAACTCATTTCTTTAGCACAAGAACACTTTTAATTACTATATTTGGTATTGAATTATTTTATGTAGTTTGCGATTGCAAGGACAGCCTGAACAACTGTGCATACAATCACTACTACACTAGCGGGTTGTTGTAGTTTTTTCATATATGACCTCACTTTCCTGTATCGGCTCGTAAGTTTCATATACGTGTTTACCCATATACGCAATTACAATTGTATCACAATTCGACATTAATACAAGTCGGAACATTTGTTCATTTTTCGACAATATTTTTAATTGTAAATATTTTTTGGAATTATTTTCATATTCACTCTTGACATCGTAACTCCAAAGTAGTATTATGGATATTGTAACAGGGAGGTATGAAAAATGTCAGATGTGAGATTAACATTCGTAACAAAGGAATTGGCTCAAAAATTTGATATGACTTCTAATTATATTATACAAGTTGCAAAGTCTTTGAATTTAAGTGAATCAGAAATGAGAGAAGCTGGGAAAAGGACATACTTGTTTAGTGTAGAAGCAGTAGAAAAAATAGGAGCTAAATTGGAAACGAACAAAAGATAAAAGAGCAACCCATCTACTTTGCACGGTGTAGGATTGCTCATACATAAACTTACATCTTTATATTATCATATTTCTAAAACTATATCAATGTATTTTTAGGAGGAAATAATATGAAAAAAGAAGAAATGAAAGTATTAGAAGTTGTAAAGGAAACAAAGATTTTAGGTAAAAATATTCAAATGTATGGAGATATTAGAAATCCTTTATTTGTTGCAAAAGATGTAGCAGAATGGATTGAACACAGTAATTCCCGTTCAATGCTGAAATCTATTGATGAAGATGAAAAGGAAGTAAACATTGTTTACACCCTTGGAGGAAATCAAGAACAGTGGTTTCTGACAGAAGATGGATTATACGAAGTGTGTATGTCTTCCCGTAAACCTATCGCTAAACAAATGAAAAAAGGAATTAAACTATACCTCAAACAAATTCGTTTAACTGGTGGTTATATCCCTGTTGTCGAAGAAGATGATGATGTGACTATATTGGCGAAAGGTATGAAAATACTTCAAAGAACAGTCGAAGAAAAAGATGCGATTATAAAATCACAACAACCAAAAGTAGATTCTTACAATCGGCTTGTAAATGCAAGCGGAACTATGGATATGAATACTGTTGCGAAAGAAGTCGGCATTGGTGAATATAAATTATTCGAATATCTTAGAAACAAAAAAGTTTTATTTTTGAATCCAGATGGAAATAATATTCCTTATGAGAGATTTAGAAAAGAAGGAAAATTTGAGGTATTTGAAAAATTATGTAGAGACGGAAGTTATCGGTCTGTTACTAGAGCAACCAGAAAAGGATTAACTTACATAGAAAAACTTTTACGAAAAGACAAAATTGTCGGTGGTGTTTTATGATGCACTTCCCTATTGCTACAAAATCATACTTGAAAGTTATCACAGTCAATGTAAGAGATTTTTCGCACATGGAAGAACATCATAGTCCAATTAATGAAATTCGTAAAGTTAAGTCTTACATGAAAAAATCTAAAGATGAGTTTGAAATATGTGAATTATATATTATGCACCCAGAACTTTTAACAGCAGAAGATAAGATTGCATTAGATTCTTATTTTATTAAATATTAACCAAAAATTAGAGAGTGGTTTTATATCACTCTCTTTTCATTGTGCTAATTTAATTAAAACTGTATCTTATCTTCTTGGTTTCCATTTGTGACCACAGCGACCACAGCGATTCATAGTCGCACCACTTCCAATAAATCCAGTCATAACACTAAAACCTTTTCGTCCTGTTACAACTGTACTACTGCCACATTTAGGGCATTTTGGAGCAACAGAACTAGGATCATAATGTATTGGTGATTCAATAGCTTGATTATCCATTCCTATTATTGGAGATTCATAATAATGTTCTTTTGGTTCACATTTAACTATTCCAACATCTTTACACATAACTGTCTTATCCGTATCTTCATCAATTATTTGAACCCTAATATCATGGTCTACAAATGGTTGCATTATCAATTTTACTTCTTCTAATGTTAGATTGATTGCCATAGTGAATGGTGTAGAATGTCTAATATCTAAAGTTTGTTGTAAATTGTAACCTAACACTTCATCAAGATAAATTCCAGAATAAATACTATCTCCATTAATTAATTTTAATGAATACAAGATGCTCCACCGCCTTTTCTTTTTAGTAGTTCTATATATACAATACTAACAAACATAAAATAATATTCCCAACAATATTATACAACAGTTTGATATTCAATGCAAGTAAGTTAGTTGCGTATGGAACAGCTTTAAAATCAACGACGACCAGTGTAGCAGAATTAACGGCGTTAACAGAAGGATTAAATGTCCAACAATCTTTAAATGTATTGTCAACTCGTAATTTAACTAAAGCAAATATTGAAAAAATTCTAACAGACAACGGAATTGCTGCATCTGAGGCACAAAAAGCAGCAGCTACAATAACATCAACTACGGTAAATGCAGGTGCGACAGCAGCAACTACTGCTTATACAACGGCTTTATGGGCTAATATCAAAGCATTAGGTGTTTGGATGGTAACGAATCCCGTCGGATGGCTTATATTAGCTGGGACTGCTATTTATGGAGTAGCCAAAGCTACCCAAGCAGCTACTACTACATTTGCAGAACACCAAGAGAACGTTAATGGACTAAAAGAAAACTATGCTAAACTCAATAGTGAATTAGACGCTTTAAAAGGTAAGGATGATTTAACTGCTGGGGAAACTAAAAGATTAGATTATCTCGAAAGAAGACTAGCACTTGAAGAAAAGATTTTAAAAACTGCGAATAAAAAACTTGCTGAAAGTGAAATTTCTGGCAAAGGGGATATTACAAGTGATGGAATTGTCGGTGATTCACTTACCACAAAAGCAAAATTTCTCACAGTTGATACAGATACGTCAACTCAACTTAAATCACTTGAAGATGTTAGGAGTAAAATTCAAGAATTAGATTCAACATCTTCTAATTATGAATCAACTGTTGAAAGATTGACAAACCAAGAAGAAGATATCACTTTAAAATTAGAAGGTCAAAAAAATACTTTAGATGAATTGGAATTGAAATATTTAGATTATGCGAATAAAATTCAGTCGTATTTAGATGCTGGAGTTTTTGACGATGATGCTGAACAGAAAGAAAAAATGCAATCATTAGTTGATGAATATAATTCTACTGCTGATCAAATTGAGGCAAGAAAAATATCCATAGCAATAGAACTTGGTGATTCTAGTTATGTATTTGAAACAGATATATTTAAAAAAGCCGAAAAGGATTTGGCTGATTTAGCAAAACAAGGGAAATTAACTTCAGATACTTTAGCCGATAATAAATACAAAGAATTATCTGCTTTAATGGATTTATTCGGTATCTCACTTGAAGATGTTATCGATAAATTGAATGGTGTAACATCTGAATCTGAAAATGCTATGTCCCCTCTTACGTCTAGCGTTGAAGAATATGGAAAAGCAATAGATTCTCTCCCAACGAAATTAGGAGAACTTGAAGAAATTCAAGCAAAAGTAAATGACGGATATTCTTATAGTTACGATGAAATTGAAAAACTAAAAGAAAAATACCCAGAATTACAAAGTGCCATATATAGGACTGCTGAAGGTTGGGCAATTGAAAAAGGTGCAGTAGATGAATTATATACGTCTACTGGAGATTTAGGTTCTCAGTATGTAAATGTTCAACAAGCAATGAGTGATGCTTTAAGTTCTGATATGGCTATCAGATTGAGTAATTTAGGCATAGAACTAGAAGGAATTAAAACAATTGCAGATGCTTATGCCGCTATTGCAAATGTAGGTAGGAATACTTTACAAAGAGCTGGGGCTAGTGTACCTAACCTCGTTACTGGTGGTATTATGGATAAGAGCATCCAAAATGCCATAGGTAAAGCAGTTGTTGGTAAAGAAGGAGTCGACTTTACAAATAATTATGCTGTCAACACTTCTAAATTTGATGAGTTGCAAAAAAAAATGAAAGACTTGAAAGCTGGAGGGTTTTCTGGTGGAAAGTCAAGTGGCTCTGGCGGTTCTAAAGGAAGTGGAGGATCTAAAGGTAGCGGTTCATCAAAAGAAATTGATGCTTATAAATCTGAATTAGAACAATTCAAAAAGTTAGAAGCTGAATTAGAAAAAGTACAATCAGATATCTCTGTTAATGAAAAGAAATACAGTAATACAGAAGACGAAAAAGAGAAAATCGCCCTACTTCAACAAAGAATTTCGCTTACACAGAAAGAACAAGTTGCTCTTCATAATTTAAACACTGCTAGAGATAAAGAAATTTCTAAAAATGTCGCCCTTCTTAAACAAAAAGGTTTTAAAGTTGCTTACAATCCAGATTCAAATGAACTTGAAATTAAGAATATGGAACAACTTAACAAATTAAAATCTGGTGACCAAGAGAAAACGAATGAGTTAATCAAAGAATATGAAGAACTCATTAAGACGACTGAATCTCTAAACGAAGCAAATCAAAAAGGTTCTGAATCATGGTGGGATAGTTCTTATAATTTGGAAAAATATAAAAAAGAAATTGAAGATGTTAGACGGACTATTTTTGACAAAGATATTAACGATATGGACTTCTCTACCCTATTCTTTGATGGTGTTTCTGGAAAAGAAAATGAGTTAATTTCTGCTTATGATGGTATTATTGCGAAAATACAAAACGAAACAAAACGTGAGTATGCCACAGGATTGACAGATAAAGACGATTATATTCAAGAATTGATTAAGAAAGAAAAAGATTACGTAGACAAAGTAAAATCTGTAAGAAAAGGTATTTATGATGCAGAATTAGCTAGTAACGACCATCTGTTAGACTTGTTGAAATCAAGAGATAACACTAAAAATCGTCAAATTGATATTGTTGAACAGAAGATGAAAAATGCAATGAAACGTAGACAGTCTTTGATTGATGAAGATTATTCTGCTAATATTGACGAAATTCAATCTCTTGAAAAAGCATGGACTCAATACTACGATGACTTATTGAATACGCAAATTGAGTATTTAAACAAGCAGAAAGAAGATAAAGATGGTGCATTATCCGCTGTTAATGATTTAATTGATGAAAAAATTAAGGCTTTGAATAAGGAAAAAGAATCTCTTCAAGCAGTAAATGAAGAACATGACAAAGCTTTTAAATTATCTCAATTGAAAGCTAATCTTGACAAGGCTAATTCTCAACAAACATCAAAAATTTATAGAAAAGGTCAAGGGTTTGTAGACGAGGTAAATTTAGATGATATTGAAACCGCAAAGAATGAACTTCGTGATTTTGAATTTGAACAACAAATTGATGCAATCGACAAACAGATTGATGCTTGGGACAAATATAAAGATAAATGGGCAGAAATTCCTACTGCATTTGAAAAGGAACAAAATAAACTCAAAGCTATTCAAGAACTTGGAGTAAATTGGGAAGATAAAATTTCTAATAAGCGTATTGATATTGTTGATACTTTCAAAGATAATTATATCGATTTACAAGAAGATATTCAAGATATATCAGATGAATTAGCGGAACACATGAGTAATGCTTATCAATCAATGGTGGACACATTTGCGAAAATGGCTAAACTATATGAGGGTAATGGTTCTGATAAATTAAATGGTATGAATAATGGTGCGAAAACATTCTACTCTACTAAAGATGGTTCTGCTCCTTCTGGTGCTGGAATTGGTGATAAAATACTTACCAACAATGGCACATATCAAATTGTAAATGCTAATACGAAAGGTGCTAATTACAACGAAAAAACGCAACTTTGGAGTATAAAGCTGGATAGTACAAAACGTACAATACAGGATTCTTTGAGAGGAACAGAAGATTTAACGGATAAAGTTATACGTGCATCAAGTACGATAGATGAAAATTCACAAGGTGTTAAAGGTAACTCATCATCTTTAGAATATTTGTCTGGTAATACAGATGAGAATACTCTTTCTACTGAAGATAACACTTCAGCTGACCATTTGAACACTGAAGCATTATATAATTTAAAGTCGTCTATGGATAACTTTGAGTTTAATACTGGTGAAGCTGGAGCAATTGGTGGTGGAGGAATTGGTGGTAGCAGTAGCGACTACACACGTACATATTCATATACGTGGTCTGATGGAACGACAACTTCTTCGTCTAGTAGCAACTACAATACAGCAAGAGATGAAGCTGGGAAAAGCAGTAATACATCTTTAGTAACATCTTCTTCATCTAGCACAAGGAATAGTTCTAGTGGTGGTTCTAGTAGTAAAGGATCATCTATTGGTAGTTCCATTAAGAATACAGTTTCAAAAATTGGTAGTGCAATTAAAAACGCTTTTAGTAAACACGCAGATGGTGTAATTGGAATTAATTCACCAGAAAATTCTATTGTAGATGAGTTAGGCAAAGAATTGCGTATTGAACCAGACAGAGGTAGATTAGTTTCAATGTCTATGGGTTCTAGTGTTATTCCTGCTCAAATTTCAAAAACATTATGGAAATTCGGAGAAAACCCAACAAGCTCACTCTCTGACATGATTAGAAATAATCCAGATATATTGAACAGTATTCGACCTAATAATTTTACATCACCTAAACTTAATCTGAATTCATCTGCTCCAGAACAAAAAACTGAAATTAGTTATAACTTTGGAGATTTGAATTTACCTCATGTAACTGATGCAAAATCGTTGAGTAGAGAATTACCATTATTGGTTAAACAAATGATAGAAAAAAGAAAATAAAATATACAGGTTGTCACTTTTTATATTAAGTGGCAGCCTTTTTTGATGAAAGGAGTTTATCAATGAATGAACAAGATAATATCATGCTTGATACAATAAATCTACTTTTACAAAAAATAGAAAAGATTGCAAATCCAGATAAAACATATTCTGGTATTGTAACAGAAGTTTTACAGAATGGATATTATCAAGTTGAAATAAAAGATTCTGTCCATAAGATTAAATCTGGATTCACATATACCGTTGGCGAAAGAGTCAATGTTTTGTTTATTCAAAGCAACAAAAACAACTTATATTTGTATCCAAACAAGTGATAAAATGATTATTTTAATTATATAAGAAAGGAGGAATATTATGGCGTTAATGACAGGGGCTGTCTCCCCTACCCTATATTCAGTAGTTCCATTTGATGCTACAAAGAATTGTGAATTTACATTTACATATTCTGGTTCACAAGTATTTGCGAGTAAATTAACTGTTAGAAAAAACGACACAAACGCGATAATTTACGATACAAAAATTACGTCTATGAAGTTATCACATATACTTCCGTCTAACGTCTTAGCGAATGGTACGACTTATAATGCCACTATTGTCACATATGATGTAAATTATAACTACTCGTATGACAGTAATTCTATTGTATTTACTTGTTTTACAACTCCAATTGTATCTTTTTCAAATCTTAGTAACAATGATGTGATCAGGAGTGAATCTATCAATTTAATATTATCATATAGTCAGGCACAAAACGAGCCATTAAATGAGTATAGGATTCATTTATTAGATTTCGGTGGAAATGAGATATACAACACAGGAATTAGATATGTTGCAAAAGATGGATTGACTTCTAGTATCGTAGGATTCTCAGATAACAAATCTTATTCAATGTATGCTGATGGCAAAACTTTAAATGGAATGGAAATTCGTATGATAGGAGTTCCGTTCACAGTAGAGTATATTCGACCAGATACATTTATGCCTGTTACTTTAGAGAATATTCCAGAAGAAGGAAGTGTAAAAATAACATCAAATTTTGTGTTACAAGAAGCAGATGAAGATGTTAGTAATTATACTTTTATTGATGGGAAAATGATTGATTTATCAAATGGTAAAAAAGTTACTTTTAGCAAAGGATACAATGTTGCAAACAATTTTACTATACAATGGGACTTGAAAAAACCAGAAGATTTTACAACTCTTTCGATTATGAAAAGTGGTAAATATAACATTACAGTCACATGGAACAAAGGAGATTTTGAAGGATACGGAAATTCTTGTTATGCTGAATTGATTGCGGAAGGAAGTAAATTGGGAACAGAAACGTTAAGATATATTTTGCAAAGCAATTTAATCCCCTATCCTTTAGATTCAGACTATATTGACTATTTTGTAAGAAAGAAAGATGGATTATTTGAATTGATTATTAAAAACTTAGGAGGTGTTATTTAATGTTTTTCTTAGGTGGCACATTTCTAGCAAGTCCAGAAACATTACAAAATACAATTACAGATATAAAAGATGTTAATAGTATTGTTGTTCAAAATGGGATTTATGATAATTTATATGTAACAAGAGACGTTGAAAGTGACTATACGACAACTACAAGAGAAGGAACATGGGATTACGATACTGTACTCAATGCAAGTTTTAATGGGGATTTACAATGTGGTAATGTTTATTTTGTATTAAATAATACATCATTGATTCGTATTAGAAGACGTATATATGACGAGTTTGATTGGCTTTCTCTAGTAGATATTCCAACTACAACAAAAGAAAGTTTAACATTTGAATTCTATGACAGGATAGCACGAGCAAAAGAAAAATATGAATATGCCCTCGTTCCTGTAACAAACGGAATTGAAGGAGATTATAATGTAAATTCAGTTGATACAGATTTCAAAGGAATCTTTTTAGTTGAACCAGATGTGGTATATCACACTGAAACAAATATTGATCCAATTGAAACACAGAGGAATTCTTCTGGCATTTCAGTTGAAACTCGTGGTAGAAAATATCCAAAAGTTTTTCATAACAGTGAAAGTAATTATGAAACAGGCTCTTTGACTGCTAGTTTTCTTGAGTACAACTTAAAGAATAAAACTTACAATTACTATACAGACTGGAAATATAGGAAGAAATTTAAAGATTGGACAATGAATGGGAACACAAAAATGTTAAAACACGAAGATGGTAGAATGTGGATGATTTCAGTGATAGATGCAATTCCAGAGAATGAAAGAAATCATAAAAACAACATAACGAATACTATCAATTTTGTCGAATCTGGCGATGCAGAAGATAAAAAGTATTTATATTACAATGGATTTACAAATGTTGCACCATAATTGCAAGGAGGTGATTAAATATGGGTTGGATAAATTTAAAGAATGGAGATCAATCAGATGCTTCTCAGATAAACGGTATAGCAAATGAATTAACATCACATGAGACAGATAAATTAAATCCTCATGTTGTAACAAAAAATCAAGTCGGATTGCCGAATGTAGATAACACAAGTGATATGAATAAGCCTATTAGTACTTTAGTAAAATCAGCACTAGATGGAAAGGCAGAAAATTCTCATAACCATCAAACATCCGATATTCTATATTTCGATGCAGAAGTGAGTAATAATGTGAACGTATCTGCAAATACAAACTCTCGTCACACGCATACGAATAGCAATATTCTAAATAGTATTACAGATGCTATTATTGTTAATTGGAATACCGCATACGACCACATTTCAGATTTAGCAAAACACATTTCAAGTAGCGACAGGACATTGTGGGATACAGTTAGTGAAAAAGTGGATAAAGTCACAGGAAAACAGCTATCTTCAAATGATTTTACTACTACTGAAAAAACAAAGTTATCTACTTTAAATAATTATGATGATACTGCAATTATACAATCTTTAGCAACAAAGGCGGTTAAATCTAATGTAAAAAAAGCAAATCTACTATCAACAAATTGGGTTGACAAAAAACAAGATTTAACCATTGACGGAATCACAACAGAGACCAAAGGAATTATAGGATTGTCGAGCGGATATGATTATTCACAAGCTGTTTCAGCACAATTAAGCTATGAAATCATTGGTAATAACATTGTTCGCATTACTGCGAATGGTAGCGTTCCAACCGTCACTTTGGAAATCATGATTTTAGTATTAGATTAGGAGGGTGGAAATGTCAAATTTAATAAATATTTTTCCTACTGGCGGTGGTATTAGCAACGAACTACAAGTAATTTATACTGTTTCAATGTTTGATGGCAATTCTTTAGATGGAAGCACATTAACTGTAAACGGTGTTGCTTATCCATTGAATGGAATAAGTGATAATATTACTATCGTTGGAGAAAGTGGAACAGTCCTTGTAGCAACTCTTTCTAGTAAAGTTGGATATGTAGCAAAAGAAATAAATAACTACACGATTGATGAATCAGTACCATTAAAATTGATAAGTGCAACGTATTTAAAGCCACCAATCTTAGGCTACTACTTTGGTGAAAATCAATCAGACCCAGCCGTAACATGGTATGGAGATTGTGTTGGATTTACAGTGGAAATTGCAAGTACGATTGATGCGGTAGTAATAAACAACTTCGATAATGTTTTCCCTTTTAATCAATTTGAAGAAGTTGCAATCGGTTCTGATGTTATGATTAAAATTCCTAAGTTTTATCACAAACATATCACACAAACGGACACGATAGATGGGAAAACAGGACAGATTGGAGATTTAATTTCTGATATTCAGATTGATGGCAGTTGGACTATCCATGATGCTTTCCGCAAAGGTGACGGTATTGGATATAATGACTACGTTTATATCTCAAAATATGAAACATCAAATAATAATCAATCTATTAGCGGTGCAACCGTTCAAGCTGCACAAACTCGTGCGACATTTAGAACGAACGCAAGAGCGAAAGGTAGTGGGTGGTCACAACTCGAATTTACAACATGGCACTTGCAACAGATTTTAATGACTTTAGTTCTAAAAACTCGTGATAGTCAAAGCAAAATGAAAGGCAATTATAGCGGTTCTGTTAAACCGACAGGATTGACAAATGGGGCAAAATCAACTTGTCTGCAATTAGGAAATACCGCTAGTAATTTCTATGGCATTGAAAATCCGTTCGGTAATGTTTACAAGTGGTGTGACGGTCTTAATTTCTCGGACGGGCAGATATATTGCTGTTATGACATAAGCAAATTTGCAGATGATACAGCAACAAACTATACTAGAGTTGGCTATGACAAAATTCAAACAAATGGTTATATTTCAGAATTAGGTCATGACAGCAACCATAAAACAATTTCATTGCCAACTACTGTTATCGGGAGTGCAAGCACATATTATTGCGATTATTATTCTCAAGCGACTGGTTGGAGGGTTCCCCGTGTTGGTGGTAGTTGGGGTGATAGCGCTGTCTATGGTGTTTTCTTCTGGTTTTGCGACGTTTCTACTTCTAGCTCTAGCGCTGGTTTTGGGTCTCGCCTCGTTTTAAAACCCATTTAAAATAGAAAGGATAATATTATGACAGAGAAAAGAATTATTTACGGTACACAACAAGAAATCCCGCAAGAATGGGAAGTGACAGACACGATTTCGTACCACAGAACGGCAATAGAACGATTGGAAAATGTGAAGTTGAATGAAAATGAAGAAAGACTTTTTACTGGTTGGAGATACGAGGAAACACAGTATACACCAGAAGAATATAAAGATATTCTAATCAAAGAACAGCAAGAAAAGATTTCATCATTGGAAATGGCTGTCTTGGGATTGATGGGAACAAACGGAGGTGTTTAAATGTTCTATCCATTTTTAAAATTGATGTGGGAAGAAAAGAAAGTGTCAATAGAAAAATTAAGGACATTCGTTCCGAAATATATCAGCGAACAGGAATTTGAGCAAATCACAGGAGATAAAATGACAGTATAAATTCTGTTTTATGTAGTGGAAAAGGATGTGGTGATATAAAATATGGGTGCATTTTGGGGTGATTTTGAATGGGGAATTGGTATTTGGGGAGATAACTCTCCATCCCCAATTAAACCTACTATGATCGGAAATAATATTTCTCAAGAAGATATAAATCTGCTCATGCAATCAAATGTTAAAATAAATATAACTATTGATATTTTAAATTCAAATTTAGCGACAATTGATAATGTGGAAGGTTCTTTAATTTCTGAGAGTTTTAATGTAGATGTAGGATCTGAAATTAGAAATACAATATCGTTAAGTTTGGCTGTAACAAATAACTATCCTCGTGTTGCTGAGGATGGAGATTTTTGGCTTAACAGATATATCAGAGTCAATATAGGATTTTACAGTATTAAAACGAAAAGATATCACTGGTACAACAGAGGAATATTTGCTTTAAAAAGTTATAATATCGACCATGGAGAAACAACAACATTAAGTATCGAAGGTGTTGATATGGTTGCCATGTATAATGGTGATTTGAATGGTAAATTGAAAGCATTGGATACTAAAATTCTTGCTACTGAAGGAGAAAATATAAGGACAGTTATGATTCGTACTGTAACACAATTAGGAGGAATAACAAAATATCAAATTTCAGATATGCCGAAACCAATTCCGTATGACTTAGAATTTTCCACTGGACAAACAGTCTGGGACATCATTGTTGAGTTGAGAGATTTATATATGGGTTGGGAAACATTCTTTGATTCAGATGGAACTTTTGTATGTCAACCTATTCCGACTTGTATATCAAGTCAAATCGTGTTAGACGAAACAATATTAGCGCCGTTGATTACTTCTGATAATGGAGAAACAATAAATTGTGATATGTCTGCTGTCAGAAATTCAACTAAAGTATGGGGAAAATGTTTAGATACAGATTACTATGCAACATCCGTAACTTATGATAATGGCACATATACTGCGACATTTAATTCCTTGCCAGTAGAAACAGATGGTAAATTATCTACTGGTGTAAAATTGGCATTTAAAGCAATGGACACTAATGTGGCGAATCCAAAAATAAAGATAATAAACGGTACAACTACAATTGGAACATTTGATATTGTAGACGATGACAAGAAACCATTAACTGAAAATAAAATATTAGCAAATAAGACTTACGTTTTCCGATATCGAATTGGAAGCGTTTTTTTTATGGGGCAATGGCAGATTGTAGCAATTACAAAGTTAATGAGTACACAGCCATCTGTCGCACAAATCAATGCCATGAAGATTTTAGAACAATGTGACAATATAAACATTATTGTTGATCCCTCTTCCCCATTCTGTATTGAAAAAATAGGTGAAAGAATGGAAGTTTTAAGTGGTGGAGATTATGACAAAATTTATTCAGACCAACTTGCTATTGAACGGTCAGAATATGATAATTGGCGGTTAGCACGACTTACTAGTACGGTCACAATTAATGTAATCTATATTCCATTTTTACAAGGGAATTCAAAAATTAGATACACATTAGATAGTACAAAAGAAACAAAAGATTTCATCATCAAGAAGATAAGTGGTTCATTAAATTCTGGTACTTGCAGTATCGAGATGGTAGAATTTTATCCACTTTATCCGTTCATAGTTAAAAAATAGAAAGGAGTGATTATCATTAGCCTTACATATCCAGATTTAACACATAGTCCAT